ATGTTTTCTCGAGTCAGAGGTTTTCTTTCATGCCAGAACTATTCTCATACTGCAACTCCAGCTATTACTCTGCCTTCATCAGGTAGTGCAAACTTTGCCGGAGTTGAATATCCTTTATTGCCATTAGATCAGCACACCCCCCTACTTTTTCAATGGTTTGAACGAAACCCAAGCAGGTTTGGGGAAAACCAGATCCCAATTATTAATACTCAACAAAACCCCTATCTCAATAATATTATCAACGCCGCTATAATAGAAAAAGAGAGAACTATCGGGGTTTTAGTTGATGGGAATTTTAGTGCTGGACAAAAGAAAGCATTAGCAAAGCTGGAAAAACAATATGAAAATATAAAGGTTATCTATAATTCCGACCTGGATTATAGCATGTATGACAAGAAACTATCAGATATTTATTTAGAAAACATCGCTAAAATTGAAGCTCAACCAGCAAATGTCAGAGATGAATATCTGCTTGGTGAGATAAAAAAGAGTTTAAATGAAGTTTTAAAGAACAATCCAGAGGAGTCCCTTGTTTCGTCCCATGATAAACGCTTGGGACATGTACGGTTTGATTTTTACAGAAATCTTTTTTTATTAAAAGGAAGTAATGCTTTTCTGGAGGCGGGCAAACATGGCTGCCATCACCTGCAACCTGGAGGTGGCTGCATATATCTTGATGCTGATATGTTACTTACAGGTAAACTCGGCACTTTGTATTTACCTGATGGTATTGCTGTTCATGTAAGTCGTAAAGGTAATAGCATGAGTCTTGAAAATGGGATTATCGCCGTTAACCGCAGCGAGCATCCGGCATTGAAAAAAGGACTTGAAATTATGCACAGTAAACCTTATGGCGATCCATACATTGATGGTGTCTGCGGTGGGCTAAGGCATTATTTTAATTGTTCTATACGGCACAATTATGAAGAGTTTTGTAATTTTATAGAATTTAAGCATGAACATATTTTTATGGATACCAGCAGTTTGACTATCAGCTCCTGGAGATAATTATTTGCAAACGTATGATATAAACGCGAGCAATGTTTCGGCAAAGCTAAACGTAAAGACCATACTGACGATTTCGATCGATATCGTGGATGTGACGCGCGTACCTCCATTAAATTGGATGACCTGCGTGCCGTGGTGAAAATCACTCATCCGGTTAACTCCGTGGTTAAGGGGTGAGTATATTTTCAGGTCAGTACACAAGAGGGGGCTATTTGTACCGGCTGTCAGGTTGATGGCACAACGACAGGAAAAAGAAAAGGCGGGTAATAAACCCGCCTGAATATTTAGCGTGGTATATCCGGCCAGTCAGGCGCAGATGTATCCACCCTGTTTACCATTACGCTATAAAGTTCCCATGCTTCCAGCCGTTTAATCTCTTCATCTGTGGCAATTTTTAGTTTTACTGCCCGTGCCAGTGGTGCGATGGCTGATTCAGCCTCAGCAAGGCGGCGAACTTTTTCAGCCTCCGCCTTTTTACGCAGCTCTTCCGGAGAATAACCCCGTTGAACGACTTTACCGTCCTGATATAACCACGTACCATCACCACGGCAATCATCAGGGCAGTCAGCAGCGTCTATTTCCGCAACAGACATATTAACCGGCCACAACATTGATACAGAATATGTGTTTCCTCGTTGCGGGACTGGCTTATTAACAACACCCCAGATAACCCCCTCATGGTCGTACATTATTTTTGCAGTATCATCAGAAAATAATGACTGACACTCATACCAGTCCTGTCCATCGTCCGACTCCAGAAAATATGCACCTATATTTATTTCAGCCTGAGTTTTATCCCTGTTTACGGGCGCGTCAATAAGTCTGAAATTTTTGATATTCTGATATTTTTTCATTATACCGTTCCCCCTTGTACGGTATACCACTGACTCCCGACTCGTTTTTGCAAAGGCGCATAATTAATACCATCAATATTTTCGCCCTGATAATCTTTCCAGACGGAGGTAACTACATATCCGGGAGTGTTAGGCCAGGAACCTGCATTGTTCCAGGTAGTCACTGATGTGCCAGCCCCTAACTGAACATCTAAGACGAGATTATTATTAATCCAGGTACTTAACCAGCCATTTCCCCATAGCGAACCAAAGATGTCGCCGTTATTCTGATAGATAGCCCCGCCTGCACGAAGCGTGTTAGCGGTGATATCTCCATTGACCGTAAAGACAATCGAACCGTCAGGATTTCGCTGGCTGTACAGATGCCATCCCTGATCGTCGTCCAGTTCAATAACTGTTGGCCTGTTTGCGTCGCCCCATAAATTAAACGTGGCTGTCATTGTCGAATTATTATTGCTCGTCAGTGACAGTTTTTTTGCGTTGCCTGCGCGTACGGCACCATTAGTGAGAACATCTACTGACATGTGCAGCCCGGAATTGTCGATATAACCAACCAGAGCATTATTGGCATAAATCCCCAGAACGCCGTCACTGTGCCACTTAAACCCTGTATCGTTATCTCCGAATACAATCGAATTACCACCCAGCGCATTATCAGTACCAATGCCTAACGGACCGTTTAGCCTCCCTCCATTAACTGACAGTGCCTCAACGTCACCGGCTGTGGGTTTCATCAGACTATTAAACAGTGTATATGTCTGACCGCTGGTTGAGTTTCCCGGCTGAACTGATGAATATTCAGGCGTACTGTGCAGCGTGACATTTGCATTACCGGTGTAATCATATTGCGCAATTAACCAGTACGCATACTGGCCGATATTAATATAAATATCGTAGGTGTCGCCTGATGTATTAACCCATGCGACCTCGTTAGCAGCAGAAGGTGAACGCCTCCATAATGTGGCGGTTATTCCAACAGGTGAACCATTACCGGCACGCAATACCAGTTCGCTGATTGCCGCCTGTTCAGGTGAACCAGCGTTAAACCCCGCCCCACCGTACAGTTTAATCACCGCAGTTGATGTAGCCTGCGGCATTACAACCGTGGCGATTTTGAACCAGCCTGATTCGCCAAGTGTAATGGTGGTTGACGTTACCGCACCGATGGTTCTCGCAAATTGTTTTTTGTCAGGAATATCGCCGCCGTTCTGCGATTTTTGCAGGGCCCCTGCAGCGAGATTTATCGTTTCTCCTAAACCGACGTTCTGGAGAAACAGCGGCTTATTCGGGATGTCCGCGCCATTCTGATTTTTTTCAAGACGGGTTTTAACCTGTTCATCGATCAGCCTGCCAATGGCGGCGTGAAGCTGCGTATGTTCGCCTTTACTGAGTGGTATGCCGGCGGCTTCAATAACAGTACAGACCTCTTCCTGGACTGCATCCCACATATCACTGTTGAGATCCGTTGCGCGGCGGCCCGTGGCGGGATCACCATTCGTAAATCCGTTTTTTCCCTGACCAAATTTATCTTTTTGCGCGGTGGGCGTATCAATTCTGTGCATTCTCTTTTCCTTCCGGATAAGCAAAAACAACAACCGTATGTGACGGACAAAGCTTATCAATCACACATTCAGCAACAGTATCGCCCCACGTTCTGATCGCAGAGTCGCAGGTGCTTGTACAGGTCTGCCAGCTGATGTTCGCATCAGCCGGAATATTCACACGCCAGTAGTAACGCCAGAATTCCCCCCATTCAGGATCGGGTGTGCTGTCGAGATTCTGAAACTGCTCAATGGTGGCAGCGGTATACCCCAACGCATCAAGCTGTTCCCGATAAAACCTCTCGTTTATACCGCCAGCAACATTTGCCTTTGCATCCAGCCGTTGCTGGCGCTGCTGTAATGTCTGAACGCCTTCCGGTGCACAGGAATCAGGCAGGCCATACAGCTGTTCATAACGGTCTATCAGTTCTGTGGTTCTGGCCGGATCAATTTCAGCCATCAGTTCATCCGCTCTCTGATGTACCCGGTTCAGCGACGGCGCCAGCCCTTCAATCAGTGGGTTTTCTCCGTCCCAGGCAGGCCCTTCCGGCAGAAGGTGATAAAGTAACTGCGTATATTCGTCCTGTAATGCCATAGTTATCCGTTCTCCCCGGTATAGGTGGCCCAGGTTATATTCCCCAGGACAGGAAGTTCAGTTTTTCCCAGCACCACATCTGCCGCCGGCACACGCAGCTGATGTGCCACTTCCCCGGTCGCCAGACTTATCGCCTCGCTGATTCGCGAAACATAAATTTTTCCGGACGGCGCGCCATCACGCAGCATCAGCGCATTTAGCTCCGCAATAATGGCAGTACGAATTTCCGGGGTATCTTTGGCCAGTGCGACTGTTACCGGAATGCTTTTTTCAGTGGCAGCGAAAACAAAGAGTCCGCCGCCAGCAACAGGTGCCAGCGGCAAAATATGGTCACGTACAGCCTTAACGAGATCGTCGCCAGGAGCCGGATTCACCGGGTTACTGGTAGCCACCATCACACCAACGGTGCCGGTCCCCTTATAATGGCGGAATGTCCACGCACGGGTTATTCCCGCGATTTCCTTTGCCCAGATGACGTAATCAGGATCAGCGCCCCCCTGTGGTATCCAGTAATAGCGTTCCATGACGCGCGCGCGCCACGTTTCAGGCTCCTCTGTATCAGCCCCCCCGGTCAGAGTGTCAGCGTAACCTGTAGAAGGAATACCAGTAATCGGCGTGCCAAGGCGTAACGCCGTACCATCGTCAGTATTACCGGCAGTTCCCGCCACATCAGCAATAACCGGCACACGTAACAGGCCGCCGGAAGCTTTCACCGTCTGCAGGGTCGTGAATGTAACCTGATCATCCCGCTGAATCTGTGTACCCGCGGGGATCTCCGGCGTTCCGGCAATACCATCCCAGCGTGCAAATCCCTTCGCAGATACGGCATTTTTCCTGGGACAACGCTTAATCCTCGCGTGACGGTAAAGCCAGTCCTCATCACACATATCAGGCAGCATATTCCGGGCCAGATAATCGATATAACCATACAGCGTATGTACGGCAGCAGCCTGTACCCGGCTGTAAACCTCGGCATCCATGCGACGTAACACAACATCCTGCTGAAAACGGGTCAGTAAATCGCTGCGAATGGTAGCAATCAACTGAGGAAGTTCAGGACGTGCAAATTGACTGTCAGCCATTAAGTTTGCTCCAGATGTCATCAAAGGTAATGTTGTGAATGGTGTCGTCACGCTGGTAGATGGTTATTCCGGCCGCCAGCATATCGATCCCGGTACGTTCTGCGGTTACGTCAACCCGTGCCGCCACGCCATCGTCTGTCATCCACGCCAGCGCCTGCTGCATGTATTCGCGGGCGTCCTGTGGCGTTTTATTGGTGAGTTTACGGCGTTTCAGCAGGTAGAGGCGGGAACCGATGCGGTCATTCTGAACAGCAGGCCAGGTGTCCCCCCACCAGCCGTATGGCTGCGGGGTCCTGTCATCCCGCTCCGCCCGGCGCCAGGTAAAAAGAGAAATCACCACTGCCCGCGTCAGAAGGTCGAGCGAAGCCGTGGCATCCTTACGGATTCCATTAACATAAAGGATCATGATGTCAGCTCATGGGTTGGCCAGGCTTATCGGTTATACCGCCGCCATCGCCATTTTCTTTATGGGTATGACCGTTATAGGTCGTGCGCATTTCAGCCATCGTTTTTCCACTGCTGTCACAGTTGTCCCTGATATCGCCAGTGGATTCGATCGGCATTTCAAAACGTGCTTTAGTGGCATTCGTGAAAATAACTGGCTTTCCGCCGCCATTTATCACTATTCCGGCGCGGGTTAATGTGACCGACTGCCCCTGATCGTCATATAGCGCGACTTCCCCGCGCGCCAGCCCTTTCAGTCTGAAGCGGCGGTCAGCCACAACCACAGCCACTCCGTGCGAACGGTCACCGCCGGGAAACAATACCACCGCTTCTGCGCCATTCTGTGCTGCAGAGGTGAAACCGTAAGGTTCAAGATGCTCCACATTTTCCTTTTTTTCACCGGCAATAAGTTTCAGCCCGGCAGTCTGGCATTTTCTGACGGTATCGATCGCGGTAATGACTGCGCGCGTTATCATGTTCTGAAGAGGATGGTTAGCCATCAGAAATCCGCCTCCTCACTGACTTTTTTCTTCGCTTTCGGCCTGAATGGTTCAGGAAGATAGGCATCCGCAGGCCCCACCCGGATTTCGGTCAGGGTGCCGTTATTGTCCTGGCTGTACGTCACTTCGGCGATCACCAGCGTTTCATTGTCAAAACCGTTCAGCGGGTCATACACCACCACGGCCTGATTCGGTTTCCACAATTCTCCATTCCCCTGTCTCCACCCCTGTACGGTATAGGTGGTTTCCAGCGTTTTCGCCGCACGCTGACGGGCTTCAAATTCACAGCGTGATTTGCAGCTGTCAGTTGTGGCAGTTCCTGACTGCTGAATGGTGTGGGGACGATACCGCGTAACGCCTGCATCACCAGTACTCTGCCGGATGGCAGCAATGGTTGCCTCGCCGAAATCGTCATCCGTTCCAGGACGCTGCCCCGTAACCAGATAACTGGAGAAACGCTCGCGAACACTACGCTCGGTATCACAGGAAAGAATATTTTCGCCAAGTACCAGTGCCGTGGCTGCTTTCATACTGCCCGGCCTGCCGAGAACCAGCCGTCCCCGTTCGTCGTCATATGCCAGCGCCTGAGCCTGTCCAAGCAACCTGTTCAGACAGTCCACAACCGTTTCGCCATGTTCCGGCTGAGCCTCAATAACGGCGGCTGCCGGCGCGCCTGCATCAACAACGTCCACACCGAATGGCCGGGCAAGTGCGCTGGCGATCAGGAATAAATTTTTCCCGTTATGCTGTGCAGGCGATGCAGAACAGTCGATAAGATCTGCCGTTTTGCTGCGCCCGACAATGCCCGTCATAATGGTCTGCGCATCATAACGTAGCGGCAACGCCTCAACCCAGCCGGTAATGACTAAATCATCGCCAATAAGTACCTCAACAGAGTCACCATTTTTTACTGGCGGTACCTCTTCTCCACCAGGCCACTGCCGGGTGATCGAGACATTAAAGTCCCGGGCAATACGATCAATACCTGCACTGATCCGTACTGACGTCCATCCTCCCCAGTCACGCCCGTTGACGCGTAAAAAAACCGTATTATTCATCGTACCGGAACCCTCAGCGGCTCAACCGGGATAAATCCCGGATGAGGAACGGGATTACGCGTGAGGATGTCAGATTCCCGCCCGGCGTCGTCATACCAGGCTGCAGCCAGTACCAGTGCAGGCAGAACATCATCAGGCGTTCGCAATGCAGTACGTTCAACCTGTGCCAGTCGTGCAGAAATATCGCGATTGAGATCCGTCCGCATAACGGAAATTTGCTGGAAAAGCACATCATCCCGGATACGCAACTGCTCCTGGTCAATCGCAGCATTGAGCGCGGTCCGGATAGCTTTCAGATCCTCATAATTCGGTGGAGAGCTGCCATTACCGACTGTCTGTACACCATCCAGCGCCGGGTGCATGACATTGATAATGTTTGAGTCACTGCCTGTTCCTGCAGGCTGATTTACGCCCCGGACACCAGGCACATCACGCGGCTGCTTCAGTATTGTCACGGCGTGGACGGCTGTGCTGATGGCTGTTGTCCTGATGGCGGCTGCGATCATATTGCGTTGCATTTTCTGTTTCGCAGCAGATCCGGAGTCAGTGGGCCAGGTGCCACGGGGGGAAAGACCGGGATCAAGCGTGATACCTGACATCGTTTTTATCATCGTGACCAGATCCGATGTACTGCCCCTGAGCCTGTCACCTGAGCGCCAGGCTTTTTGCAGTGCGTTAACGAAATCACTTGCGGCGCTCGGTGGCATCAGAATGACAGACAAATCCCCCTGTAACAGCCGCATTGCGGCAGACACGCCGGAGTCAACCATCCTGAAAGCATCGGCAACATCGCCCAGCATGGAGGCAGCATCGGCAATAACATCGTTCTGGATAAAATCAGAAATACCTGACAACGAGAATGTGGAAAACATACTGTCAATCGCATCGTCGAAAAGCCCGCCTGATGTTTCCAGGCGCTTCGCCGTTGCCATTCCTGCCACCGGAAAAGAAAGTTCACCACTTTCCACAAACTGAAAGGAGACACGACACATGCGCCCTTCTGTACTGCTGTGAGTGATCCTGACCTGTCCGTCAATGCTGCCCTGCATTTCGCCATACTGCGGATGGACCAGCGTACCAGGGCCTGCAGTTTCAATGGCACCAATAAGACGATCCCGCCTGTCTGCGTAATCATCACCGACAAGATAAGCATTTATCGTCAGGCGGCGCGTGGCGCGACCTAAATCCTCCGTCCAGGGCTTATCCCTGTTCGGATATTCATGTACCTGTACGCGGCGTCCAAAGGTGCTTTCATCATCTTCAACGGAGAAAGGCACTCCACGAAATGATGCATCACGCAGGCGCCCGCGCCAGCCAGTTGAGGAGAAAAAAGCCATATTTACCCCATAAGAAAACCTGCCGGAGCAGGTTTATCGTGATGTACGAAAGGGTGAGTAACCCACATCATGGCTGATGTTCATCAATGGATTACCGGATTTCGGTATATCAGTCACACGCATACCTTGTGGTGCATTCTCAAATGTCACTTTGAGTTCACTGCGCTGTGTTGATGGCGGGACAACTCGCTCGAGTACGCCAGAACGCCGGGTCAGTGGCACATAAGGTTGATAACGCCCCTGCGGAATCGGGGGGGCCATGCCAAGAAGCTCTTTGAGTCTGGGAATAAAACCGTTATATCCCCTTTCACGCTCCTTCGTTTGCAGCTTCTGTACAGCAAATGTGCCAGCATCCATACCCGCATCCTTCGCGCCCTGCTCCAGATCCTTAAGCTCTTTAAAGAGTGACACCGCCACGCCAATTGTCAGCGTCATGGCCCCCATCCGGCCAATTTTACCCAGCAGACCGGAAAGCCGTCCGGCCAGCAGGACGGACTGCTGCAGGGCACCAATGGTCCTGACGGTAAAAGAACCAGCCATAACCAGACCAACCCCTTCAATCACCGTCTCCCATCCGCCCATCTCCTGCGCAACGTTATCGACCTCCTGCCATACCGCCTTAATCACCGGAGCAACATCGTCCCAGTTCTCAATGATCAGCATAGCGCCGGCCACCAGCGCCGCAATGGCGACTTTCGCCGGAGAGAGATTAATGACACTGTTCAGGATTTTGACAGCCCGGGACAGGCTGCCAATGGATACGCCAACAGCCAGCAGCGCCGCGCCGAACTTCGCCGCAGACTGAACCAGTTCAGGATTCGCGCGAACGAATGTCCGGAGCTGCTCCAGGTAAGGCATGACCGCTTCTGCAGCTTCGTTAATGGCGGGCAGGAAGGTATCGCCCAGCGTTACCGAAATCGCATTGACGCTGTTTTTCAGCAGAACCAGCTGGTTTTCTGTTGTGGCCGCGCGGGATGCGTATTCCTTCTGCATCGAGCCGCCATATTCCTGGGCATCAGCCACACGATCAAAATTGGTGCGTAACAAATCCAGGTTGGTCAGCAGCGGGGCAATCGCGCTAAGTGACTCCTTGCCAAACAGCGCATTCATGACGGCGGCCTGTTTAGCTTTTGGCACTTTCGCGAGCGAGTCCAGCACCTTCAGCATGGCCCCGCGCGAATCCTTTTGCATATCCTCAGCGAGTTTCCGGGGATTCAGCTTCAGGAAAGCCATAGCCTGTTTCTGGGCTTTGGTTGCCGAATTACCTGCGGTTAACGACAGCATGAAGTTTTTGATGCCGGTGGAGGCTATCTCCGATTCAACCCCCATCCCGGCAATGGTGGCGCCCATCGCGGCAATTTCGCCGGATGCCACTCCGGCAACACCGCCAAGCGGACCAATCCGCGTCACGATATCAGAAATTTTCTTCGCATTTGCCGGGCCGGTATTCCCCAGATAGTTGATTTTATCGGCCAGGACAACCACGTCTTCCTGCGTCAGTCTGAACGCTGTCCGCCACTGCGCCATCATCTGACCGGACTCTTCGGCAGTGGTATCAAACGCCACACCCATTTTCACTGCGTCGTTCGCAAACTGCATCAAATCGCCGCGGGCAATGCCTGCCTGCCCGCCCGCCGCCACGATCTCTGCAATTCCCTCCGCCGCCATCGGTAACTGTGTGGACAGCGTCAGGATATCGTCACTCATCTGCGCGAATGCTTTTTTATCATCCAGGCCGTCAACCACCTTCCGGATGTCAGCCATTTTTGACTCAAAGCCGATCGCAGCATTCACGGGCAGCGCCAGCGCCCCAAGAACAGCGGTCCCGGCAGCAGCAGCACCGATCGCCAGCCCGGCCATTTCTTTCTGAAATCCCTTCAGTTCCCGCTGCATCCCTTTCAGCGGACCCGATAACTGGTCAACGGCAGTGATAATGGCCTTTAACTGGAAACTGTCAGCCATGCTTCATTTCCTCATTGATACGGACAGCCTCCAACTCCAGCTCCAGAAAATCGGATATCGCCGCCCGCCGGAGCTCCAGGGGGTTTATTCGCCAGAAGTATGCGGTGTTGTAGACCCGCTTTCTGAGTCCTCCTCCGTCTCCGACCGGGTAAAAAAATTGAGGATCAACATACAGGCTTTGAAAATATCCAGTTTTGCCAGTTGCGCTGCCGAGGAGCGTGGAATACCTGCCAGCACAGGGATATATTTCAGCGCAACCGAACTGTCCAGCCGGACGCCGCCGTCACCGGAAACGGTGAACGGAAAACCAATGGCTTCGATTTCATCGTAGGACGGTTCGCGCAGCTCCAGCACATGAAGCTTTTCGTTATGCGCCATAATCGGCTTTTTGAGCACAAGTTCTTTTATCACTGGTAAAATCCCTCCTCACCGTGGAACTCAAGATCCACGGTGCCCTCTTCCGGGTTATGGTTGGCTTCGCCGTGCAGCCAGGCGTTTGAGAGAACATACACCTGACCATTTGCCAGCTCTGATGTGATGGTCATAACATCAGAAGACGTAATTTTATCGACCGGGAAGTTTTTCGGCACTTTGGCGGTCACCTTCGTATACGGTGCCCGGCTGGTTTCCTTGTAGTCAACGGAACCATCCAGGCCAATCACGTCGTCACGAACTTTGGTGTTCATGGGGACTTCAATCCCTCCGGTTACCGACAGTTGCTGTCCATCGATTTTGAAATACGTTGTTCCCGCAATTTTTCCCATTATGCAGCCTCCTCGCTGTACTGCAGACGGAACTGGTTAAGCACCGCAAACACACGTAACTGATTGACATAATCAGGCGGAAACAGCACATCCAGGCGGTTCGAATTGTTCGCGTTACGCTCAACTATCAGATGTTGCTGGAACAGATCGAAGTTTTCCACGATGCCTTCCCGCTCCATCTGGCGATATGTTGATCCCAGCTCACCACGGATAACGGCAGGCGTGACAATGGCCTGACCAGACCCGAAACGCGTACCATCATTAGCAAGTTTATGGCGCCCGTATTTACTGGTAATAACAGATTTCAGACGGCGCAACACATAAGCACTGGTATGCAGCGTCTCGCTGTCAAGGTAGCTGTTATCCGCCACACCATACGCATTTTTCCTGTACGTCGTGATATCCCGCTGAATACGCAGCACGCCGCTTTCCACATACTCCGTTGCCACACCGTGGGAAAGTAACGTCTGCTGTTCAGTCGTCGTGAAACGTTTGCCTTTCGGTGCCGGCAGCATGTCCACCAGTTCCCCGGTCTGGGTCGGGCGCGCCGGATCGTTACGGATAAAAACCGCAGCACGGGCAGTACGGCTTGCAGCCAGTTCATCAGCAGGCGTCTGGGTGTCTTTCTCATAGCCCGCCAGGGTGATGTGCTGCAGGTTAAACTGGTCACCCGCGGCCACAAGCTCCGACAGAGTCCCCGTCTTCGCCGTATAAACGTGACCATACAACTGCCGGACATAACTCCAGCGACCGCTGGAATCATTCATTTCAGTTGCCATCGTGTTCACCGATGCCGTGTCGTTAAACGGAAGGCCGATATAATCGAACGGCTCATCTCCCATCGCTGCCACCGCGTCGTTAAGAGCTGGCGCACCAGCCCCCTTCACGCCGCTGGCAACCGTAATATTCACACCCGCCGGTAACACCTCCCCACCGCCAAAGCCGTAATAATTGAGAGTGACCGGAATTTCATTTCCATATAACCCCTTGTGGCGCGCAGTCAGTGTCACCACCCCCGCTTCTGATGTTGCCGTAAAGGGAAGATCAGGGTTTGCATTGACCGCATCCTTAATGCTCACAGCCACCGCCGCAGCGTCATCACCGCTGGTCACGGGAGCCTGAACGCGGGTTCGGCCGGTATAGACATTCACCGTTCCGGTTTCCGTCGCTTCGCCAGTTACCGTCAAAGCGACGGTTGCTGCCGCGCCTGTGGATTCAGGTACGGCAATGACATACAGTTCGCCAAATGGATCAGTCTTACGGTACGCCCCTACCATACGGGCCAGCTGGCTTCCGGCACCGCAAATCTGACGGGCATAATCAACCGATGACACCAGAACAAGACTGTTGACGGCAATTGACGCATCATTGCTGGCGTGACCAATCAGCAGTGATGCCCCGCTGTCCCGGGCGGTATTTGCCGCCGAGTTATCCATCTCGGCATAAAACAGCGGAACCCGTGTATCTGACGGGATGGAATTAAAACTAATCGCCATTTGTTTTCACCTTTTTATTCGTGCGCCGGACATCACCAGCGGCCTCGCGGCGCAGCCAGTAGTTATTCTCATCAACATTTCGACCTCCTTCAGGTAAAAGGTCGCCACGGGCCGGATCGGGAACCGATCGCCCTTTTGCGGGTTTCACAAACATGGTTTATTCCTGAAATGTAATTTCGGTGTGGTGCTCGATGTCGCCATCTGGCCCGGTACCGGGTTCGATAAAATCAACATCAATACTGAGCGTTTTAAGATCAGGCAGGCCGTCCAGATCATCCTGCTGGCGGGTGTCTGTTTCGGTAATTTCATACTTCACCGTGAAGTCGAACTGGTAATACAGTTCGTGGCGGTTCAGATCGAGAAGCATCCCACCCGCATACTGAATTTCATGCGCCTGCGGATCCGGCTCCCACCCCAGCAGCGCCTTCCAGATTTCCTGCCTGACGTCGTGGACTGCGTCGTAAGAAGCCCACTGCCCTTTTTCATCCCGTTCGTTGCTGAGTACCACGATGACGGAAAAACCCTCCGTCAAATCCTGCCAGTAGTCGGTCTGCGATTTCTGCTCACCCGTGACGTCTTCGGCTGGCACAACATACGCGGCTGGTAGTCTGAGCTTTCCGGCCTCCGGTATCGCTTTAAACTGCGCTGCACCACCCACACGGTTTTCAAACCGAGGGCAACGGCTGCGAAGTGCCGCAATAATCGGGGTTAATTTCATTTTTTCTTCCTTCGCTGAGGACGGAGTGATTTTCGCAATTCGCGGGAGAGCACATAACGTGTCCAGCTGCGGCGTTTATCCAGAACCTCAGTCATGTAGTTGTTACGTGGTTCCACACGCCAGCCGCTGCCGCCTGATGCGCCGCGATGATGGCCTTTCTTACGTTTCGCCCCACGGCGAACACCGTAGAACAGAAAGGCGGGGTAAAAGGCACCGTTGATATGCCGGTTGCCCTCGCCGTTTTTCTGGTTAGGCGCGATCTTCACCATGAGCCCCGGACGTTTTTTTGACGCACGGGGTACGTAGTAGCCGATAGAACGCGCCAGCTGGCCGGTGCGGTACGAGGGGTTTTCGCCTGGCTTCGAGCGGCCACGTTTCATGACCAGTCGCCGCGCATCACGCATGTGCACCTGACCAATTTTGACGAACGCCCGTCGCATTCTCGCCCGGTTAAACACCAGTTCTTCCGGCTGTACGAAATCAACGTGTAAATATGCTTTCTGCGGCATAGTCACTCCCGTTATCGGTACCCAGCGCTTCGCACTCGATCAACAGAAAGCGGCGTTTACTGTTCAGATCACGGACCCGTTTAACCCGATAAGAAATATCGTCGTGGAGCACTTCATGATCGGCGGTGATACCGCGGCGAAAACGGATGGTGAAATAGTGCGTCACCCTGTTTTCTATCTGCACAGACCCCTGATAAGCTGCCGCACCGGGTTGCGCTTTTTTGGCCCACGTCCGGATCTGCTCCGGGTACGTCGGCGTTACGCCAAAGTCATCAGCCGGAACATCGACACGCCGCCGGATAACAATGCGCTGGTCAAGTTCGCCCGGGTCGGGCAAAAGGTATGTGGCGCTGGTCTGCGCCTGACGAATTTTCATTGTGGAAAGTACCTGTATGGACCGACAAGCCAGCCAAAGCTCTGTGGCATGTCGAGTTTTTCCACTTCCGTGACGGAAGATCGGTTTTCGTAGAAATGACTGATAAGCATCAACATCCCCAGACGGATATCATCCTGCAGGAGCAGTCCGTCAGGATCGCTGTCCGGAATGGTTTCATCCGGCGCATAGAGCTTCCGGTTCAGATACGTCTCCGTCCGCTTTTGTACCGCTCTGGCCAGCAGTTGCAGGTAACGCTCATCGGCTTCAAAATCCTCATCCAGCCGGAGTTGAGCTTTAATTTCTTCCACGCTCAGAAGCATACTCAGCCCTCTTGACTGGTCGTGGATTTTTTCTCTTTCACCGCTTTATTGCTTTTTGCACTGGTTTCGCACTCTGCTAACCCGGTCTGAAGCGCAATCTCCTGCACCCGGGCCGGGAGTATCCTGTCGTCGTGTTCACCGGCACGAATGATTTCAACACGCAGACCGTCTGGCGACCATTTGAGATCTTGTTTCAGGATCATGATTCCCTCACCTGTCAGAACAGGGGCGCCGTTCAGCGCCCCACCAGTGATTACGCCGCAGCGATTTTCAGCAGCTTGATAGCCTGTGAATCGACCAGCATACCCCCGGTGCGCTTGGTGGTATAAAAACCGACAAACGGTTTGTTGGTGTACGGGTCGCGCAGGATGCGGGTGCCGATACGGTCAACGATGGTGTAACCCCGTTTGAAGTTACCAAACGCAATGGCTTTCGCATCGGCGGCGATATCCGGCATCTGTTCGTTTTCAGCGATACCGTAACCCGCCAGTGAGGATGGCTGTCCCAGTTCCAGCCCCGGACGCCACAGATAGTTACCCTCGGTATCTTTCAGCAGACGGATGGCAAACAGGCTGTTGTTGTTCATCATGAACTTCGCGCCGGTACGATGCGCCTTACGCAGCGTGTAAATCAGCTTAATGATGGCATCAGCGGTCACCGCGGTCGCTTCACCGGATACGATGTGCTGAAGTTTACCGAACGCACGAGCCTTATCGGACTCTTCGGTGGATTCATAGGCCAGGAACCCTTTCGGCTTCTTGGTGCCGTCACCAGTGGTAAAGGCAATTTCCTCCTGTTCGGCAAATTCGGTCGCCAGTTCACTGTTGATCCAGGCTTCCACGTTGAAGAAGGCATCATCCAGCATTTTCTGGGTGGCCTGCGGGTTGCCGTAGATTTCCCCCATGAAAGGCTCAATCAGTCCCAGCCTGGAAGTAGCGGTCTGGGAACGCGTGTCAGTTTCGCCGACCCATCCGGAAGCCGTACCACCCAGATTCACCAGTTTTTTATAGTCGGAACCGCCCACGGTGATCACCGTGGCCTCCTGGCGCATCACCACCTCATCTTTCAGCAGGCTGAGAATGCTGCGATCCAGCTCTTCCGGCACGGCATAACCACCATCTTCATCAGTGCCCACCTGCAACGCCTTACGCTCCAGATCGCGCAGACCGTCTTCGCGGCCTTTACGCAGAAAGCCGACGAAAGCGTCTTTATGTTCTGCAGCCACCTTGTTTTGCGCTCCACGTGCCGGACGTTTCAGCTCAAGCAGCTCTTTTTCAAGGTCGCTTTTGAGATTTTCCAGCTCGCTGAGTTTCCCGTTCAGGGTTTCCACCTGCCCGGCAAGCTTGCCCTTTTCCTGCTCAATCGCCTCAACGCGCTTGTCGTTCTTTGCTTTGAAGTCGTCAAACTTCTGTTGCAGTTCCTGCGCGACCTGTTCCACATCTTTAATATCAACCGCCATCGTATTTCTCCTGATTAGAAGTTCAGATTTTTCAGTACATTCAGTGCAGAGCCCACATCCTCAGCGTCGCGCAGGGACAGTGCGCCATAGCCCCCGGCCATGAATGCTTTAGCCTGGGTACGGGAGAGTCCGACATCACGCAGGACTCTTTCGATTTTTTTCTGTTCGGGGATTTCCCCGCGGGCCAGCGCGTTCTTGACGTCGCTGATCCGTGCCTCATCGTTTGACGGGAACGTCACCAGACTGACTTCCCAGAGGTCGATTTCTTTCAGCAGAAAGGCTTCTTTGCTCCGGTCGTATTCCCAGTCTTTCAGTACGTACCCAATAGAAAGGCCGGTTAACGAACCGGCCTTCATGTGTGCATGTGCACGTTTTGCCAGGGGATCATCATCAATGAGCAATCGCCCCTTAACGTAAAGCCCGACATCGTCTTCCTTCATTTCGGTGTAAACACCGATGGGCTCATCCATGCGGTGCTGCCAGAGCAGCGCAGGTAACGCTTTTCTGTCACTCCACTCCCGCAGGGAAGCAGCAAATGCCCCGGACATCACCACATCATCGTGGCTGTCCTTTACACCAAAGACGGAGCCATACCCTTCAAACTCACCGGAGTCACTTACAGATTTAAGACTCAGCGGTACATCAAGACGTTGTTTCGTCTGCATTGGCGTTATCCTTCTGCTTACCGGCTTTACTGCCATCGGAGGGTTTCGTGGTCATGTTCATCGGTGTGAGATAGACATCACCACCGGGACGCGGATTCATATCTTCCGGGTCGCGGCAGTCATTGGGAGAGTAAATCCCCCAGTTGATCCCGGTGGCATAGGCTTCAAAACGGGACTTCATATCCCCACGCAGTAACGCCCCCGCGTTAAATTTGGCGTAAAAAACGCCCTGCTTACTTTTTCGTACCAGTCCGGTGTTGATCCGCTGTTCGATGCGGGTCAGATACGGCACCAGTGAATAGTTGATAAATCCCAGCCCCAGCTCTTCAATATTGTTGAAGGTGGCGCGATCGGTGTTCTGCACCATGTGCAATGGCACCCGGAACAGACGACAGATTTCTTCAAGCTGAAACTTGCGGGTTTCCAGGAACTGGCTGTCCTCGGCGTTCAGCGCCATCGACTTCCAGTCCAGCCCCATCTCAAGGATCATCGGGCGGTGAGCATTACCAAGCCCGGTGTGACGCTCCTCAAAATCGTTCTTCAGGCGCTCATAAGCCTGATCCGACAGCGTCTGCTCTGTACGCAACACACCCGACGTCACCGCGCCATTGCTGAACAGTCTGGCCCCGTGCTCTTCGGTCGCTGCCGCCAGCGATATTGCCTCGCGGGCATAGGCGATGGGATTCAGCCCCACCAGTCCGTCCAGCGTCAGCGTGCGCACATGCCAGATATCCTCCTGGCTCAGTACATCCGTGGAGCCATCCGGGAATGTGACCTGATAGACCGGCTCCCAGCTACTGTTAAGCTTCGGCACCACGCAACCGGGATCGACGGGCAGCAGTTCAGCCACTTCGCCAAATGCTTTCACTTTGTAGGCATAAAAGTTGCCCCGCAGGCACAGACAGGTGACCACCAGCTCCCAGAACTCCTGCGGCGTCATATAGCCATTGGGATGCGTGGAGATCAGCTTATGCAGACGTTCGCCAGTGGCTCTCTGTTTCAGGCTGCCGTTCAGGTGATACAGGTTGCAGGGCAACATCCCGACCGACTCTGCCAGCACTCTGACGCAGGAAAAAACCGCCGTCAGTCGCATGGCCCGCTGACTGCTGATCTGCTTTCCGGTATAGGTGTCGTATGACAGCCCGATAGCATCCGCCAGCTCTGCTGGCGTGGTCACCGGCGCGTCACTTTTTCGTTGAAATAATCCCGAAAAGAACACTATTTACCTCCGCCGACAGACTGCTGTGTACGGTCGAGATATCGCGCCACCAGCCACGACCAGAACATGCACAGCGCCCCGGCAACAACAAAACCCGCCGGGGGATAAATCAGCCAGGCACCATACGCCAGCAAAAGCGCACCCAGCACGCCCACCAGAGGCGCGAGAATCAGCATGATCATAATTACCTCAGTTAAAGCGAGCGGATCCCGTAGGACTCAATGTGGTCAGACAGCGTGTCTTCTTTCTCGTACAGCATGGCTCTGCCAACCGCCATAATCAGTGCAACTGCACCATCGATTTTATTTTCCGCCTGCTCCTTAATAGGCTTCACCACGTCATCGTTACCCGGAATGGTTTTGCCGACCACGTTGCCGATACACCAGGTCATGATGGGATTGCCGTCATGATGAAAGCGACCCGATTCAATCGCCGCTTCCAGTTCTTTCATCGGATCGGACATGTTGGTGTAATTCTGGATGATAGTGACGGGATTCAGGTTTTCATCAGCTAGATCATGTGAAAGCCCGGTGGCACCAAATGGATCAATGGGGGATTCGCTGACCGGGTTCAGTTTGTTCGCAGCTTTGGCCTCTTCAAGGATGTAGCGGTAATCCACCTCCGCACCATCAGTTACTGTCAAAAAGCCCATTTCAACCCATTTCTGAAAACGTTCCGCAGTACGGCGATCCTCATTTTTCTCAACACTGTAGACCGTGTCATACGGCACCCAGAAACGTGGCGCCACGCTGTAAAAATGCGTTTTCCCGTCTATTTCACGGGTAAATAACCTCGCCATGCTGTTCATGTCCAGCTTACGAGCCAGATCGAACGCCAGTACGCAGGGTTGACCCTCAAACAGTTCCAGCGTCAGCGTCTTATCCTCACAGTTTTGCCAGGAAACCAGATTAAAGAATGCTGTGCGGGCGGCAACCCATACATTGAGATGCTTCGTTTTGAACACACCCGCATGGCGGGCATTGTTAATAGCACGCTGTTGCTGACTGAGAAGGAAGTCACGGTATACTGACACCCCAATGTTCGGGTTTGCTTTCTCCAGCACTTTTGGATCTGTCCAGTCATCCCCTTCATCAACCGTGTAAATCACGCCAAAAAGTTCGTTGTTCGGCACCGATCCGTTCAGCATCTCAATCACTTCGCGTCGCTTGTCGTAACACGGCCCCTCGATGTTGTAGCCCGCCGTGGTTATTGCCCACATCAGCGGCTGTCGGCGCGCGCCCATACCTGTAAGCATTGTTGTGTAGAGCGCATCCGTAGGGTGTTCGTGGTATTCGTCAACTATTGCGCAGTGCGGTGATGCCCCGTCCCCGGGGTTGCCGATCAACGGCTCGAAGCGGGCACCATCCTCCGGACGGTTCAGGTTTGAGGCATTCACCTCTATACCGAATGCCTCCACCAGTAGTGGTGTGCGCTTACACATCAGACGCGCGGGACGAAATACCTCCCACGCCTGTTTTTCAGTCGTGGCGCCGGAGTATACTTCCGCACCGAATTCGTTATCACAGGTGAAACAGTAGAGAGCTACACCAGCTGAAATAGCCGATTTCCCGTTCTTACGTGGTATCTCTGTGTAGACCTCACGAAAACGACGAAGCTTTGTTCCCTTCTGTACCCAGCCAAAGGCACAGCACACGATGAAAAGTTGCCACGGTTCCAGGGTAATCGGCATACGTTTGAACGCCCATTCACCTTTTGTATGTGGAAGTAACTGAATAAACTTTGCAGCTTTCTCAGCCATGTCTTTATCAAAGCGGTACCGAAACCTTTTACTCTTCTCCGCCGCCATATCATCAATGTGACGCTGGCAGGCCTGAATGACATACTGACATGCCGTGATTTTTCCCCGCACAACGTTGCGGGCATACTGATTAGCGGCGTTAACGTTGGGATATGATTTCCGGCTCATGAGTTGATCATCTTCAGGAATGGGTTAGATGTTTTCTTCTGTCCGGCCAGACCAATAAGGCGCTGTCGACTACTGGGGTCAAGGCCCAGCATAGAACCAGTAGAACTCATCTCCGATTCCTGTTCTTTCTTGGCAGTAAGTTCAGGGTTCTTTATTTTCCCCCCCATAGCGCCAGTTATGGTGTTACCTTCTTTTGCGATATTTTTTACTGCTCTCCGCCAGAACTCGTAGGCGACACACCAGCGCTCCAGTACAGCCAAATCCGTAACACACAGCAGTCCCTGACCACACAATTCTTTGGTGGTCAGTTCCCACATAACTGATGCCAGAGGCATATCTTCTTCGTTAAACCAGTCCGGAGGAGAAACCCCATTTATTGGTGTGAATACTGGTTCTTCTTTATTCAGGGCTCGCTTTCCGGGGTTCCCGGCCAGCTCCTTGCGCGCCGTAGGCTTGGGGCGACGCCCGGAACGCCCCGCCGTTCCAGCCATATGCGGCACTCCTGGTTAAATTTCATTTTTCGCGGGTATAAAAATTCGAGGAGGCGGGCAGTCCGGAAGACGTCAGGCCACAGGGATTTACCCCGCCCCCCCTCTGGCTGTGGAAACTGGTTTTTATTTCAGCCGTTCACGAGCCGTCTTCGCCTTATGGCAGGGCCAGCACAGACTCTGCAGATTACTGTCGGCATCAGTTCCGCCATGCGCTTTAGGGATAATGTGGTCAACAGTTTTCGCCTCACGCACCACACCGGCACGCAGACATAACTGACATAAACCTTTATCACGCTTCAGTATGCGCTCACGGATAACGTCCCACTTCGAACCATAACCGCGTTGATGACGGGATTGTCCTGGCTTGTATTGCTTCCAGCCTTCGCTTTTGTGGCTTTCGCAATAGCCTGACGGGTCAGTGGTGGTACGGCGGCAACCTCGAACACGGCAGGCTTTTGGGATTCGTAGCGGCATATCTACTCCAATGGAAAAGCCATCGGTTGATAACCGATGGCTTTGATTGTTCTCACCTGTTTTGAAGAATCTCCCGCTTTCTTACAATGCATTCCGTCGTTTCTCTATAGCTGCACACGTGCTCCCGTGAACATTGGTATGTGTGCAATTCGCCGATGGCATCACCGATACCAGTCAGCACTTCTTTTTCATGCAGAATGGTCACCTGCAGACGGTTGGTTGGGCAGTTAATTTTTAAAAAGTTCATTTTGGTGTCTCCTTTGCTTTCGAGACACCAAAATCCCATCACGACACGTTTACCACCACAAACATTATTGCAGGCACCCATTGAATACCTGCGGGACTGATAAACACATCCTCCTCCATACGTATTGAAACCATTTTCATATATCCAGTAATGAATCCTTTGAAGAGTCGCAATCAATACGACTCACTAATGGGGAGGTATGTCCAACGCGTTGGACGAGTTGCCTACTTGATTTAGGTGACACTTTAGAAGGACAGAATGCCTTCCTCACTCAAATAACATCAATTAAGGAGGTTCAACATGTTTCGTTCCAAAAGTCAGTTGACTGTAATTATTACTACGTCACTTTATGCCGAAGACCTTTTCCGCTTCACTTTGAGCCTGATTCACTTCTACCTGACCGGCTCGCCTCTATCCTTCTGATCCCCGCTTTATCCAGATTGCACTGCCCTAACGCCGCCAACAGACTGACATTCAAATCCAGACTACCTCCATACGTCAGAGGGTTGGGGATAACTGGCTGTGGAGTTTCAGCGAGCAGGTTCACCGGTAACGGCATCGTTGGAACCTGCGCGTAAACTGTTCTCGTACTTCCGCAACCGGTCAGCAGCGGCAGCAGGCACAAGACGTGAAGCACAGTCATCATTCGCAATAGCCATTTTGATATCAGCCTGGGTTCTCTGTGACTCCAGTGCGATCTGCTGTTTTGCATGCTGGTTAGCCTCCAAAACTGTATTGACGATTTGCAGTGATTGCAGGACGTTATTGGTAATGACAGTTGCCGATTTGGCATTTTGTACAGCCTCATCAGCACGTTTCTTTTCGTGCTGATATTTGCTGTAGTAGTGGTTGGCAGACCAGATGAAAGAACCGATGACAGTAAAGAAGAATGCAGCGATAACCAGCTTATAGCTAAACTTCATTTACCACCCCACCAGCCTCTTTAAACCGGGCAATCAGGTCACCGATTTTATGTTCATACTGACCGTAACCTGCACCGGGTAAAGACGCCCAGATATTGCTGCAACGATCAATTGCCTGACGAATATCACCGCGGTCAATCATCGGTAAAGCGCCACGCTCTTTAATCTGCTGCAATGCCACTACATCCTGGCTTTTTGGAGAGAAGTCTTTCAAGCCAAGCTGCTTACGATAAGCGTCCCACCAACGGGAAAGAAGCTGGTAACGTCCGGCTGCTGTTGATTTGAGTTTCGGATTTAGCGTGACAAGTTTGCGAGGGTGATCGGAGTAATCAGTGAACAGTTCGCCTCCGACAATAACGTCATAACCGTGGTTACATGTCGGTTGCCGTCCGTTATCCGTTCCTTCTGACCATGCCACCATATCGAGGAAAGCTTTACGCTGGGAATTTAGTACCTGCATAAATTACTCCTTAGAGCCACCAAACTTATTACCGATTACTCTCATTGCAGCCCCACGAATTGCATCGACCCCGATCAGCCCCACCCCACCACCAATGGCAACAGAAAGTGATTTAGGCCATCCGACATACTCAAGCGCGGATGCAAATGTCAGCGTCAGAGCGCCACAGAGCAAAATCTCGAGCGTTTTTCGCTTCCAGCCACCACCACCGCCAAAATAGGCAATGCGCAAGCCAGCCATAACGATCGACATAATTACTGCGCCCAGCGGTGTGTCTCCACGCCACCAGCTCTGTAACAATTCAAGTAAGTCAGACCAGGAATTAGGATCGTTATGCATTTTCATAATTCCCACCTCCGGTTATCGGAAGTGCAACGAGTGAAGGGAAAGAAGCTGGTTATAGCGCTGAGTCGCAAAAGATGCGTAGTGCACAAAAAAGGCCGCCCACAGGCAGCCTCTTTTTATAATTCATTGAGTTAACAACATTTAAATGCTGGTGGTATAGAAGGTTTTTCACCAGAACGGCAAGCCGGACACCATGACTGAACGATATGCCTGCCGTCTCCCATATCCCTATAACCAAAGTCTATTGTTTTATAAAAAACGTGCACTCCGGCATCAGCAGAACATTTTGGGCAAGATTTATATTCAACGCCATCTTGTTCAACTTCTCGTGAATAACTTAATGACTGCTCACAAACAGAACAACGCTCCACCATATATGCTCTCCTGTTTTTGCTAGAGATTTATGGGTAGCAATTCCATTCAAAAGAAACATTGAAGGGTGTCACTTTTTCAAAATGAGCGTAGCTAGCTGCCAGTTTTTTGTACAACACACTTTAAGGAAGGTGAGCCTTAAAAACACAATTGACATCAATAAAGAACCCGCTCGGTGGCGGGTTCTTGAAGATTATCAACGGTAAACACACAAAGCCCATCGTTAGGAGAATCCTAACCATATTTTTTGAAAAATGCAAGCATCATGTCGCCATCATCGGCGAAAATCATTTATCTTGTTACTTTTCTCAATTGTGTCTCAGCATATGCTTCTTCCTGCCAGCACTTTGTAACCAGTTTATCAATGACATCTGCATATCCCTTGTACCACTGATAATCCGCCAGGTCTGGTATCAGCTTCTGGACATGATGCCGCGCCAGTGTGGTTGGTAAACGGCTAAACCGGTTTCCATTGCAACGCCCACAAATCTTATAAACAGGCGTGCCATGAAGCCGGGTCCTTTTTTCATCCAGGACAATACCTTTACCCTTACACCCTCTGCACGCTGTGCTGACTTCTCCCTTACCATGGCAATGCTGACATAGTTCCTTCACCCACTCTTCCTTGATAACAGATTCCCCGCTTCTGGAGTGTTTCACCACTTCGCGCAATACATTATGAAATCCCGTACCTGCACAATGCTCACAGCGAGCCTTACTTGCCGCAGACCTGGAATAATCAGCAAAGGCAAAATTCACAAGGTAAGGGATGATCTGTAACCGGGTTTCTTCACTCAATTTGTTCAATGTCGGGTTATCCAGTGCCATCGCGTAATTGAGCAGACCTTCAATCGCAAACTGAGGATCCTGAACACCAACTTTTGCCAGGAATAAGGCAAACCCAAGCGATGCTTTCGATTGCACCATTCCCTGCGCCGCCATTACATCCGTAATCGTCAAAGATTCGGAGGTTGTCGCCGGAGCGTCATCGCTCAATTTTGGAGATTTTGGTGAGTAATATTTTGGTAAGGCTTCAAGGTTCATGCGTGTTCTCCATTTACGCCAGCACGCCAATTGCCAGCGCGCGATCGATAAAACGAAATATCAACTCCAGCTGAGAGCCGTATTTCTCTTCGAATGCCACGGTGTCCGCATGTAACTCATTGTGATGCGTTCTGCACAACGGCAGCACAAAGAGGTCATGCGCCTTTGTTCCCATCCCTCCCTGACCGTGGCCTATCAGGTGGTGCGGATCATCCGCCTGCTTCCCGCAGCAGGCGCACGGCTGGGATTTAACCCAGCGGGTATATCTCTCATTGACCCATCGACGGCGTTTCGGACGTAACATGAAACTTTCCGGCGATTCCGGATTAACCCTGAGCGCCAGCACCTTTTTCGCCTTATCCTGTACAAGGCTGGTGGCCGGCACCGACGGAACAATTTCACTTTCACGGGTAGCTGACTGGACAATTGCCTTCGGCATCCTTAATGCTTTTCTCGCTGCGCTCTCCGGTAAAACTTCTGCCAGGTCATTGCGTACCATCCACCAGCACAGTTCCGGGAGCGTGACTGCGTGCATATCGTCAAAACCCAGATCACGACAAACAACCGATAAAACCCATTTTGTCGTATTCTCCACAGCTATTGATTCCAGCCGTTCCGTAAACTGTTCGCGCAGCAGGTTATCGCAGTGCCAGCACAGTCGGATTGCCCCCGGAGCGTGGCGCATGGTTGTCATCTGTTCGCTGTGCCAGTCTGAATGCGGCCACTGACAGCCATTCCCCCGGAGTAACCAGCTTTCCAGGCTATCCAGACCACCAGCACGATAGATAACCGACTCATTACGGAACACATCACGAACAGCAGGATCATCCGCCAGCGGCTGTGATACCGCCGGGACCGCTCCGCTGGCGAAAGATGAATATTGCTCCGGCTCTGGTTCAAGCAGAACACGCCCCTGCATAAACAGGGGCATCAGTTCCGATCCCGGCCTGAACAATACAACGCCCATACGAGGAGCAATTTCAGGGGTCAGTAACGCTCTCACGATCACCTCAATGAACGGTATCGAGCAGCTTCAGCAGCTCAGGAAATTTGGACTCGAAGAAATGCGGCTGCGTCTCGCGAGGGTTTGCCGGGCTGGTGATGTTTTTGCCGAACATGCATCCCTTCGCCGTCAGCGACCAGAATTTTTTAATGCCGTTAATCGCGGAACGACTGTAACGCTCACGATGTTCAACAACCCCCAGCTTCGCTAACTGCTGATACGCCTGATTAGCCGTCATCCGGATACCATGCTGTTTTAACAGCGCGCTCAGTGCCAGCGTCGGGCGGCTTGAACCATCCAGCGCGCCAGCCGGAGCATCAATGGCATATTGTGGCGCCAGGTTAGGTAGTCCCACTGCCTCCTGGAGTTTCTGACACGCGCCCAGTACCGATGAATTGGACAGGTTTAACTCTTTGCGCATAAAACCCAGCAGAATCACCCCCGCCTGCATCTTATCGGCAGCCATACCAGAAGATGTTTGTGGCGCACTGGTAATCCGATCGAACGTGCGGATCACCTTGAGATGGAAAGACGGACTGATCCACATTGCATAAGCAAATACCAGTTCTTTGCATACGTATGTACCTTGTTCAGCACCACCGCGAACAGTATTTACTGGAGCACGTACCAAACTTCGGGTATCACTACCGCTCTGAAAAAAGCTAACTGATTGATTTTGTTCCGAGGGTGGAATTCCGCCCTCGGTGAAAAGTTGCTCAACCAGCTCACTGGTTTGCTTATTATCAAGCCAGTACTTCGGACGGTATTTCTGCTCTCCACCCGCAGCCCGGTGCAAATCATTCAGGCAATAGCGTCCCTGAACGTCGCGACGAACTTCAATACCATCGATTACCATTAAATTATTCATGCTTCTTTCTCCATTTTCAGGCGGCTGCACCCGCCCCTGTTTCAAATTTCGCGATCGTGATTTCTACCTTCCCCTTCGGGAAAACTGGTCCCCACTCCACCAGCATTCTCTTTACCTGGCTGTCGTCCTCCCAGACTCCTGCGTGAGTCAGTGCGTCGAACAGCGCTTTGTTGTAATTGTCCAAATCCCTGATCCGCTTATCTGGCGGATACAGGATGATTTCTACCGCTGCATGGGTTGATGTCGGTTTCGGCAGTCGGCGAAATTGCTCAATGATGGCGGCACACGTTGCGCTCCGGAATTTGCGTCCCGCTACACTTATCAGGCTCTTTCCGGCAAACGGCCCTTTGTTGGGATGACGCCAGTAAGTGTTCACGCTCGGCGGAAATGGCAGGGTCAGCTTCATGCCACCATCTTCCCGACCAGGCGTTTCGCTTCGCGGCGGATCTGCGCCAGAAACGCTTCGCCACCTGCTTCAAGCTCATCACGCCCGATATAGCTGATCGCTGGCCCTTTCCAGGACTTATCGAATACAGCGATCGCCCCCGCAAAGAAAGCGCCGGTAGGCACCTGTTTTTCATCTTTCGGGATAAACCATGTCGGCAGTTCGAAACCAATTCGGCCACGAATAAACGCGATATGGTCTGCATCTTCCGGCCACCATACTTCGCTGGTGGCAGCTTTGATCAGGAAAACATAGCGCCCGCCCTTATCCCGCATAGCGCTGGTATGCCTCATGATGTATCGCATACCTGTGATGTATTGCCCTTCATGCTGGCTGGCGCGACTGTAAGGAGGATTACCAAAAGCGGCCCCGTTGAGTTCAGCCAGACGATCCGCCCAGTCATGCGCCAGCGCGTTATCTTCCGCTGTGTAATAGTCCTCACATTTGGCGTTTTCATCGTCCGAAAAAAGATCGAGAACAAACGGACCAAACATGGCATTTATGCCCCAGTAAATGTTGTCCGGCGTGCGCCACTGATCGCCGACTTCTTTCAGTTCGTGTGCTGATTTGCTGCGCAGTTCTGCCAGCGCCTGGCAATATTTATTGCTCATTAAGACCCCACATAATTCCCTGACAGATACCACTCGCTACCTGATGCAACATACTTTCTGCTCTTCCGCAAACACCGTTCACGGCGCGCCAGAAAGGCGCTACGTTCCGACGGGATATGACTCTCCCGGAATGCCTCCATCCATACCGTAGCTGCACGACGGAACAACCCTCCCGACTCCAGCGTTTCTGCCTGACGTATCAGGTGCATAATCACCTGCGGGTCGTTGGTTCCGACATAACAGCTCCGCACAGGTTTAGTCCCGATATCTGGTTCCTGATCCGGCTGTATGTCTGTCTCAAGAGCAAAATGTCTGCGAGTTTTACCTTCAAAGCGATGAGCAACACGCCCGCACTGGCGTAACTTACTTGTCGACTGCAGGACGCTTTTACGCGGGAAATCTGCAAAAGCATTCGCTATATCGCTGGAAGTACATCCCGGATGGGATTCAATGAATTTCTGAACGTCTCCCATAAGACTCATATCACCCCCTGAACCCTGTCGGGATCTGGCTGTAATCCACATTTCCGTAACTGGATTTGAACATCGGATCTTCACGGTTTTCGAAACGTCCGCCGATGGGCGCGGACAAACGCAGTGACAATTCATCCCACTTTTCCCGGAGTTTTGAGGGGCTGAGAATGTTACGGCACCAGAACGGATCACGGCTTACCCGGCTGTACATTTCGCAGATCTGTTTGTGGGTACGCCCGTCATGAGCACACATCAGGCGGATTTCATTTGCCCAGGCGGTCCAGTTAGGTTCTTTCGGACGAACCAGCTCGCCGTCACTCTCCGCGGCCTGTTCATACAGGGCGATGATTTTTTTCCAGATCCACTGAGCACAGGTCAAATCGTCTTGCGTTCCCCACTGACGCTTTTTAGAGCTGAATACAGCGGCATCCGGATGACGGGATAAAAACTCCTGGTCTGTCACCTGCTGGTCCGGTTGCGAAGCGTCCGGACAAGAAAGGGTTTTATTATCTTGTGGATCTTGTTTTGATTTTACTGACGGATCCCCGCCAGATTCTGACGGGTCAAAACCGCCGTTTTTACCAGATTTCGACGGGTCAGATTTTGATGCGTCAGATTTTGATGCGTCAGATTCTGATGGGTCAGATTTTGACTGGTCAGGATCTGACAGGTGAGCAAATGCAGCCGCCTGCAGCTTTGCCACATTTAGCTGATAAACATTGGAGGCATTACGGTTTCCCTGACGTCTGGCTTTACGTGATAACCAGCCGTCAGCTTCCAGTTTTGCTATCGCCGTTCTGACTGTGCTTACCCCGGCCCCAAGCTGACGAGAAATTGTCTCAATGGATGGCCAGCAGACCCCTTCGTCATTGCTGAAATCAGCCAGGCGAGCCATGATAGCCACACTGGATAATTTCATTCCCGAAGCTGCACAGGCATCCCACACATAGCCTGTTAATTTAGTGCTCATGCAGCACCTCCGAGATGCTTCATGTTTTTGCCGGAACGAAAGGCAATAAGAGGCATGTTGACGCGGTAATTACGCCCAAGAGGCTCACAGACAACCTTCTGACATTCGCGATCGACCAGGCTAATACGCAGAACGTACCCTTCTGGTGTGCTGTACCACTGTCCTGGACGAGGGCAATGAAAACGTTGGCTGGTGAACCGTTTAAAAATATTCCGGATCATTTGCGCCCCCTTACCTCTGAACGGTTCAGTGTCATATTGATAAGGCTCGCAAGCGCCGCAGCGTCATTGATGCGGTCGTACAGGCTTACGGCCAGCGGAGATTCCACTTTTTCCAGCATGGGATAAAGCTGCTGTAACCAGACCTGATGAATGGATGAAATGTAGGAATAAAGAACGCTGGCATTATGTGCTGCATCGCTCAGCCCCGATGGAGTTGAAAGTTGTTTCTCCATCTGGTTAAAGGCATTGATGTATGCCTCTTTAAACTGAGCAGCACGTTTACCAGTGAAACCCATTGCCAAGAACGCAAAACCATCGCGTGTGATTTGATAGCATGGGAGTTTGCGAGTACCGCCGTTGGGCTGATTTACTGAAATCGATGTAAACGCAAAATTGCGTTTACGAAATAGAGTGGAACATTCGAGAGATTCTATTTTACGGATAACATCAGCGTGACGCTTGATGAAGTAGTCGGCAACAGCCAGGGAGGAAGTAACGGCTTGGCCGTTAATAATTCTAATTTCAGGTTGAGCGAGGGTTGGGACAGTAGCCATAGTGGCAGCCTCTATGTTGAATTCAATGAACTCACCACCAAGGCTTTCCACGACCTTATAGGTGGTGAGACGTACAGGGGTGGAAATACCGGTCAACATAGAACCCGGCCCAGCCGAAACTGGCCCTGCACGCCCCACCATAATTTGGGCGTAGCAATGCTCATGACAAGAAAAAACCGCATGAGCGCGGTTGTGCTCTATATTGAATTCCGGGTTTCCACGCCCGGCACCCGCTTTATGAGGTGCCTGAACAGTGTAACGTCCCGGAATTGCAGAATCAATGTGTTCCTGGCGCTTCACACTCAACAAAATCACGCCTGAATTTCCACAAAGGGCTAAAACACTCATGCGGGTAGCCCTTGCGCAGATAGATAACGCGCTCAGTTTCTGGTTCCCAGCGAATGACATGGACATAAAGTCCCCTTCCATCCCGAAACCAGCGGTTAAGCTCCTGCACGATTCATCCCCCACGGTCAGGCTGTGTTCCCTGTGGTTACGCACGACCAGGCTATTTGGTAATCTGCATTCATGACGCAACGGCCGGTACTCATACATCCCCGGTTGTTGCGACAAACGGTTATTTACCGTTAAACTGTTCATGCGTTGGTTTTCTCCATAAAATTTGACGCCACGGCGCCCGGAGCTGCACACTCGCGGGCGTCACCCTTTTCTGGCGCGCAAAAAACTCTGTATACCAGTGTCGAATGCTGTTGCAGCTTTGCGATCGCCTGATACAACTCCTCATCAATCACGACTTTTTCATGTGGCTCAATAACGCCATCTTCGATAGCCACCCTGATTTGCTGGGAATAACTGGTGATCTGCTCAATCGCTTCCAGAAGGCGCTGATTAATATCTGCGTTATCCACTTCTTCCATATCTGCCAGCGGAACAAAAACGCCCCCTGATGCCCTGGCTACTGAATGCGCCAGGTGATAGGTTCCTCCGGCGCGTTGCAGCACCAGCGCCCACCCAATCGGGAAGATCTGATCACCACCAGTACGCAGGCGGTTAAACAGAGCATCTTTGGTGACATCCAGCCATTCTGCGGCTTCTTCATAACCGCCATGCAGACTGGAAATCGTCTTTTTAATCGCAGCCACCAACCAGCGGGGCTGCTTTTCAACTTTCCATTCAGGTTCATGTCCCACGGATCTACTCCTTCTGCTGTGGTTACTATTACGCTGCCGATCCACTAATTTTTGATGGCTCATCTGGGAGGCCATCACTAGGGTTTGGGTAAATATCAGGCCGTAGTTCATGAGGAGTTACGGACCATTTCCCTAACTCGCAAAGCTGTAAAACCCTTTCAGATGGAACCTGATTGTTAATGACCCAGTTAGCAACAGATTGTGTTGATTTAAAACCAAACTGTCGGGCTACTTCTGATAAGGATTTCCCCGCAGCTTTCACGGCTTTCTCGGTAAATTTTTGAGATGGCATATAGGACTCCTCTAACGTGTAGAGGAATAATGCTACTTTAAGTAGCATTATGCAACTACTTAAAATAGAAATGACTACTCCATGTTATGTAAGTAAGCTTCTACCTATGGTAGAAGAACAAAAACACCCAGATTTCGCTAAGCGGCTGAATGAGTTAATGGCTGACAGAGGTATATCTGTCACTCAACTCACAGCTCTAGCTGGCGTTACATATGAGATGGTGCGCCGGTACACAATCGGTGCTGCAAAACCTCGCTCTGCAGTTATGCAGAAACTTGCCAGAGCCCTAAGTTCATCAGCATCTTATCTAGAGTATGGTGTTGTCGATAAAGGAGACAGTAAGGCAATGGAAAGCATAAGCTCACCTGTAAACCCTGATGTATACCGAGTTGAAGTTCTGGATCTAAGCGTCAGCGCAGGGCCGGGAACCTATATGCTTTCGGACTATATTGAAGTGCTTTATGCTATTGAGTTCACGACCGAGCATGCCCGTTCCCTTTTTGGTAACCGTTCTCAAGATGACGTCAAGGTCATGACCGTTAACGGCGATAGCATGGCACCAACATTGTCGTCTGGAGATCGGTTATTCGTCGATACATCAGTCCGCCACTTCCGGACTGATGGCGTCTATTCCTTTGTCTTCGGAAAGACATTTCACGTGAAGCGCCTGCAGATGCAGGGTAACAAGCTGGCTGTTCTGTCAGATAATCCAGTTTACGAAAAGTGGTACATTGATGAGAAATCGCAAGATCAGCTTTATATAATGGGTAAGGCATTGATTCACGAGTCGATTAAATATAACCGTCTTTAGTTTTCAGGGGAGATAAATGGCTAGCGAACAAGGCTTTGAGTTGATTAACATGGACATGTTAGTCTCTTACTTCTCGGAAAAGAATATCAATCTTAAATGTACTTTATGTGGGCATGATAGGCTAACAGTCCCCCAAGTCAGTGCAAGTGCAGGAATGCCATGCAATATGGCATTAGGAAGCTATGTAAATGTTTTTACAGAAAAAAGCATTTATTCTGACAAGGCTAACCAATATTATTTTTCACTGATATGTAATAACTGTGGAAATGAAACCCATATAAATGCGTTTCCAGTTCTTAACTGGGTAAAAGAAAAATTCCCAGCAAATACGGAAGATGAAAAAAATGCCGACGCCGAACAATAATGTAGTACCATTTAATAGTGAACTACCCGCAATAAAACGACGCGGTGGAGATGGCGGAGGCGACGATATGCTTGAAAAACGTATACAGAAGCTTGAAGATGATCTGGCAGCTATTCGTACTGACCTCGCGGTCATTAAGTCGAATTACGCAACCAAAGAAGATATTGCCTCTATTCGAATAGAGGTTCACCAGTCAATCGCAGCACAAACAAAGTGGCTAGCAGCAACAATGCTGGGGATAACAGGGCTTGCGATGGCAGTAGCCAAACTAATTTTCTAACCCGGCCCACCCCGGGTTTTTATACCCCCTTTCTCACCATTGAAGCTGAGTCGCGCAGTATCCCCTTGTGGATCACATTCCCTACCGCTTTGCTTTTTGACTCTAGATACTCAACGATATTGTCACGGTTGATTTCGATCCCATCAATGATTAACTGAATCACTACACCACCAATCTCACCCGCAATGAAAGCTGCTCGGTCCTCTTCCAATTCATCACGATCCATAGCACTACCCTCTCTGTTGTTTTTTTAATCATAACACCATCTATTGATAAAATAAATTATGCTTAAATTCAGTGAGTTAACAGAAAACAAAGTAAGTGAATTAATATTTCTACTTTTTGTAGTTGATTTTTACTACTTTAGGTAGCAATATCATTTCAACGATAGCGAACAGGCAGGACGCCCACGAAGTAGCCGCCGGTGGCATACGAATGACCGGATGATTCGCGATAGGTCTATCTGAGGATTAACAATGAAAGTTCAGATACTGAGTAAAAATGGCGAAATAGTGTGGTCTCACGATGTTGCCGCCCAGATTGACAAGAGCGGCGATTCATGGCGCAACGGTAATCATGAATTGATGGCTGGGGTCACATTCTCTCTGCGACGCGCTCTTGAGCAAGCAGAAGTGTTACCGGAAGAAAGCAACTGGATATGGCCTTTTTCAATCATACATGGATCTAACAAGCAATTTCGGCAAGTTGCTCGCCAAGTCGCTCTCGAAGAGCCTCTGAAAGTTGCATGCGAACTTTGTCAGGCATGCCATCAGCATCACAATAACAGCACCGATCAATCATGTCGAAAGCAGACTTGTAAAAATTTTGCTGCTGCTGATCGGTAAGACTGTTGAACAACGAGGTCATGACGATTTTGCTCAGGGCGTAATTCAGATCTTTTTCATCAAAGGTCATTTTGTTTTCCTTCTGTGTTTGAGAGCTATGAAGGATACCACCGCGCCTGATGTGGTTAAAAGCAGGCACTCAACGAATTGCTGTGTGAAGTCTTGTCGGCGTCCGGCTCTTCCAACAACAGGAGGAAGGCGACAGTGTTCTGCCGTGACGCCGACCTTTTTACACAACAGAAAAGAGCATCTCCGCGCGACGGGCTCATTACCCAATCCACCCGGAAAGCTGTTACAGCAGGTGCTCTTTTCTGTTTTGTGGAGAAACCAACTGGCGGTGGCAACCGCCATTTTGAGGGGTTAACGATGAATGATGACCGCATGACCGTAGTGCCCGACTTTCTGGGCGAACTGGATGCCGGCGTGTTCATGAACAAAATCGCGGCAGCGCTGAATACTGTCGGATTAGGCGTTCTGAATAACGGCAATAAAGGCAAGGTAGTCCTCACCTTTGATTTTGAGCGCATGGGAAATTCAGTCGAAGAGAAGCGCGTCAAAATTAAACACAAGCTGCAGTACAGCACTCCGACGCCACGCGGTAAAGCGTCAGAAGAGGACACAACAGAAACCCCAATGTGGGTTAACAAGGGCGGAAAGCTCACCATACTGCAGGAAGATCAGGGTCAACTGTTCAGTATTAAAGGCACTACTGACGGAAAGCTTAAAGCGGCTCAGTGAACCGCAGCTAACCAATTCACTGCCACCACTTCGATCATTAGTTAATAAGGAATTTTTATGTCTCAGTTAGACAGCGGCACTTTTCAGCAGGTAAAAGACCTGGTTCTTTCTGGCTATCACCTGAACGATATTCAGGGGCTGGCTTGCCCGACAGCATTATTACCTGCCGGAACAGGTGTTGAAAGCCTTGAACGCTTTGCTCTGGAGCGTTTCCGCTTCCGCGGCGCCATGACTACCACCAGCATTGAAGACTTTGTCCGTTATTCAAAGGGCTATGCCAGTGCAACCGAAAAAGCACGCTGCTTTATTGATGCTGACCATATGACAGCTCGCTCAGTTTTCAATATTGGTACGCTGGATAACCCCGGTCATGCAGACAACGTTGCTTCTGTCACGCTGAAACAGACTGCACCATTCCGCGCCCTGCTCCAGATCAACGGGGAACGCCTGAAACAAAAACAGATCGCCGAATGGCTTGAAGACTGGAGCGATTATCTCCTGGCGTTCGATGCTGACGGTAACACAATGCAGATTTCACAGGCTGCCCAGGCTGTTCGCCGCATTACGATCCAACAGGCAACCCAGCAGGATCATGAAGATGGCGATTTCAGCGGTAAGAAATCCCTTATGCAAAGCATTGAGGCCAGCAGCAAAGACGTTATGCCGGTGGCTTTTGAGTTCAAATGTGTTCCGTATGAGGGTCTCGGTGAACGTGTGTTCAGCCTCCGCAACAGCCTGCTGACCGGTGATGAACCTCGCTTTGTTCTGCGTATCGTACAACTGGAAGCGCAGGAAGAAGCGATCGCCAATGAATTCCGCGACCTGCTGATCAGCAAATTCGACGGTGAATCAGTAGAAACGTTCATCGGTAACTTTAAAGCGTAATTGCTCTGCATTAAATCCCCGGCGCCGCGGGGATTTATTGAAGTGTAATTCTGTTAATTATCGCCACTAGGCGAGGGATTCGCACAACCAAAATTCACGCGGTGCAGCGCGAAATAAATTATAAGGAGAACCAACGATGAGTTTTATTCAAACACTTTCAGGTAAACAATTTGATTATCTCAGCGCAACTATTGACGACATTGATATTGAAGATATCGCCGTGGCGCTTTCCAATATTTGCCGCTTCTCCGGACATCTCCCTGAGTTTTATAGCGTGGCGCAGCATTCCGTACTGTGCAGCCAGCTTGTATCACCGGAGTTTGCCTTTGAAGCCCTGATGCACGACGCAGCCGAAGCGTATTGCCAGGATATCCCTGCCCCATTAAAAGCGTTACTGCCTGATTATCGCGAGATTGAGAAACGTACCGATCAACTGATCCGCTTTAAGTTTGGCTTGCCACTGGAAGAAGCCAGCGTAGTGAAGTATGCAGATCTGACCATGCTGGCAACTGAACGCCGCGATCTGGATATTGATGACAGTATTCCCTGGGTAATACTGGAAGGTATCCCCCCGACAGATTTATTCGAAATCTACCCACTTCGCCCCGGTCAGGCTTTCGGCCTGTTTATGGCCCGCTTTAATGAACTGATGGAGCTACGGCAATGTGCTGCATGAAAGATAAAGAGTCTGTAGTGAAGGCAATCAGATCAAGACGTTTGTGGGAGCGCGTTGAAGGCGGTGCAGCATGACAGTCCATACATTGAAGCAATGCCGCCCGGACCAGGAAGAAACTGAGTATTTCTGGAAGCTGTTTCATGCGGCACAACGAAATGATGCTCGCTGGCACGGTAGTGAAATCAGCATTATCGCCGATGAGCTATCCCGGACGGATTTAGATCGTAACCAAAAACTGTTCCTTCTCCGCTCCTGGCAAGTGCTGGTAGACGACAAAGGTGGATTCGGGCGCTTTATGGGTGCCTTTGATACTTACGTCTACAACATACAAGACCCGGATGATGACTGCGTAGCGTGGAAACCTGAACTGGCCCAAATACTGAACGACGGCAATTGTTTCGACGTACTGCTTGATGCGTACCATGAAGCCCAGCAGCGCATAGCAGAACTGGAGGCGAAGCTTGAAACTGCCGACAGGTTGCAGGATAGCGCATTCCGTGACGGCCTGAAAGCCGGGTTCAGCTATGGGCAGACAGATGACCAATCCGGGTTCACGCAGTGCATGTCTGCATATAGCCCCGGCGCTGGCATCAAGGTTAAGGGGGCGTGATGGCGGATATTAGCAGAGGACCAGTATCAACGTTACCTGGGCACGTTTGCAATTTGCCGGCTGGCGCAAAATGCGACTACCACCAAGATCGTGACGCCGTTCGCCGCGTTCAGGGTGAAACAGATTCATTCGGCTGTGAATATCACGACATGTGCCAGGAGTGTCACGATCAATACGTTATTGAATCCAATAACGCTGACTATTCAGGAAGGTGTGACTGGTGCGGTAAGCACGCGGATCGGTTAGTTCCACACCGCGATATTGAAGAAGGTAGCTATGGGCGCGTCTATGACGTGTGCAAACCGTGTATTGATGCAGAGCGCCAGCGCTGGGAGGAAGAAGATGAACAAAGATGGTAAACCCATGACCACTATTACCAAAGAACGTATCGAATTATTCATTAAAAATCCGCTGGAAAACGGGCTTACCCGTGGCGAACAAATGGAACTGGCACGGATTGCGATGGCGTCGCTTGAGGCTAAGCCTGTGCGATACCTGAATAAATTTTCCGGTGTGTGCGTGACGTTAGAGCAGCAGTCAAACGCTGCTGATGATGTTGCCGTGTATATTCCGCTTTACGCCGCTCCGCCAGCGCCGGTAGTGCCGGAGGAATGCCCTGCCGAGTTGCCATACGCGCAGGTTAAGGCAGTCGCTGACCTGTTCGCCCTGTGCTGGCAATCGGGAGAAGTGGTTACTTATACGCCTGACCCAGAAAAGGCGACCATCTGGCTAAACAACTACTCGGGAACTTGCGTTCAGGAATACGTGAAGCTTGAACGACTGCAAGAAGCACTGGCTGGCAACTCTCCGGTAATTCCGGGTGGTTGGGTTATGGTGCCGAAGAAACTAACTGCTGAGAACGGCGCTAAGAGTTTGCTATCCGGTGAGTTTTTAGAAACTACTTTTATAAGCTGTCCTGAATGCTTTACCGACGAGGAATGTGAAAGCTGCGACGGCAGTGGGCGAATTAAGATTGAGGTTCCTGTCAGTTGGACGACGATTAAGGCTATTTGGAATAAAGGCGTTGAACATTTTCGTAGCAGCACCGCAACAGGGGACAACTAATTTATGAATAACTTGATGATCGACCTTGAAACTATGGGTAAAAAACCTAACGCGCCTGTTGTCTCCATCGGTGCTGTGTTCTTCGATCCGCAAAGTGGTGAAATTGGACCTGAGTTCTATACCGCCGTTAGCCTTGAAAGCGCAATGGAACAAGGTGCCGTTCCTGATGGCGATACCATTCTATGGTGGTTAAGACAAAGCCCGGAAGCGCGAGCGGCTATTTGCGCTGATGCAGTATCTGTTACGACCGCGCTTATTGAGTTCAATGACTTTATCACCTGTCACGCCGACGATTTGAAATACCTGAAGGTATGGGGTAACGGTGCCAATTTCGATAACGTTATCCTGCGTGGCGCTTTCGAACGTGCCAGCCTCCCCTGCCTGTGGAATTACCGGAACGATCATGACGTCCGCACGATGGTTACTTTGGGTCGTGCAATCGGCTTCGATCCCAAACGTGACATGCCGTTCGAAGGCGATATGCACAACGCGCTGGCTGATGCCAGGCATCAGGCGAAATACGTTTCAGCTATCTGGCAGAAACTGCTCCCGCCCACCAGCAACAATATCTGATTTAAACCGGGTGCAGCCGGTTAGATGGAGAAGCAACTCATGAGCGATCGCTTCCTGACTGAGGAGGAACTGGAAGATGCTACAGGAGCAAGCCAGAAGTCACTCCAGAAAGAAGTATTAACGCTGAACGGTATTTATTTTATAGAACGCCGGGACGGTTCAATCAGAACAACCTGGTATCATATAAATCACCCAGTTTCGCGCCTTCTTCCACCAGCAGGGTATCAGCCTGTACCAGGCATGAATTTTGACGCTATAGAGAGTTAACATGGGTCGCAAACGTGCGCCCGGTAATGAGTGGATGCCAAAGGGTGTATTCTTTCGCCCTTCTGGTTACTACTGGAAACCGGGAGGATCAACAGAAAATATAGCTCCAGCTGATGCAACTAAAGCTGAGGTCTGGGTGGCTTACGAAAAAAAAGTTGAGGGTAGAAAAAACAGAATTACATTCACACAATTATGGCGAAAATTTCTTGCCAGTGCCGATTATGCTGATCTGGCCCCAAGAACGCAGAAAGATTATCTGGCACATGAGAAATATATACTTGCCGTATTTGGTGATGCCGAAGCTAAAGCAATAAAGCCAGAACATATCCGGCGTTATATGGATGCCCGTGGGCAAAAAAGCCGTGTCCAGGCGAATCATGAACACAGCTCTATGTCGCGCGTATTTCGTTGGAGTTATCAACGTGGTTATGTTCCTGGCAATCCTTGCGTTGGTGTGGATAAGTTTCCTAAGCCTCAACGCGATCGATATATTACCGATGAAGAGTACAGAGCGATATATAATAACGCAACGCCAGCCGTCAGGGCTGCAATGGAAATAGCTTATTTATGTGCTGCCAGAGTTTCTGATGTATTGAAAATGAACTGGAATCAAATACTGGAGAAAGGAATTTTTATTCAGCAAGGAAAAACCGGAGTTAAACAAATTAAATCCTGGACAGATCGCTTACGTGATGCCGTTGAAATATGTCGTGAATGGGGAGAGGAAGGCCCTGTTATCAGGACTATGTATGGCGAGCGTTATTCTTATAAAGGATTTAACGAGGCGTGGAGAAAGGCGCGAAAGGCTGCGGGGGATGATCTGGGACGTCCTCTTGACTGCACTTTCCACGATCTAAAGGCAAAGGGGATTTCAGACTATGAGGGAACGGCGAAAGACAAGCAGAAGTACAGTGGCCACAAAACCGAATCCCAGGTTCTTGTTTACGATCGCAAGGTGAAAATGAGCCCAACCCTGGACAGGAAGCGTTGAGCTTTTCGATGTGCGCCAGTAAAAATTCTGGCGTTTTTTTCTCACCGAATTTTCTCATTTTTTCTCAACGTGATTTTCATCACTATAAGAAAATCACGTAAGTGCTTGAATAGTGGCGGAGAGAGAGGGATTCGAACCCTCGGCGGAGTTACCCCCGCAACGGTTTTCGAGACCGGTCCGTTCAGCCGCTCCGGCATCTCTCCGTATATTGCAATGATGCCAGGTAATTTGGCATTTTAACAGACCCTATTCGGGTAATTTTGTTCAAGTGACGAGTTTACGAGCAAAACGATGATTAAGTGGCCCTGGAAAGCACAAGAAATAACCCAGAACGAAGACTGGCCGTGGGATGATGCGCTGGCTATACCTCTTCTGGTAAACCTCACCGCGCAAGAACAGGCTCGACTTATTGCGCTAGCCGAACGTTTTTTGCAGCAGAAAAGACTGGTAGCGCTACAGGGATTTGAGCTCGACTCGTTAAAAAGTGCACGTATTGCGTTAATTTTTTGCTTACCGATCCTGGAGCTCGGTATTGAGTGGCTTGATGGTTTTCATGAAGTGCTCATTTATCCCGCGCCCTTTGTGGTAGATGATGAATGGGAAGATGACATAGGTCTGGTGCACAGCCAGCGTGTCGTACAGTCGGGGCAAAGCTGGCAACAAGGGCCCATTATTCTGAACTGGCTGGATATCCAGGACTCGTTCGATGCTTCGGGTTTCAATCTCATTATTCATGAAGTCGCGCACAAACTGGATATGCGTAATGGCGATCGCGCCAGCGGCATCCCTTTCATCCCGTTGCGCGATGTGGCTGGCTGGGAACACGATCTCCACGCGGCAATGAATAATATTCAGGATGAAATCGATCTTGTTGGCGAAAGCGCTGCCAGTATAGATGCCTATGCCGCCACCGACCCTGCTGAATGTTTTGCCGTGTTGTCAGAGTATTTTTTCAGCGCGCCAGAACTGTTTGCTCCACGTTTCCCGGCACTATGGCAGCGTTTTTGCCAGTTCTATCGCCAGGATCCTTCTCAGCGCTTACGGGTAAGCGCTGCCGAAGGCGACTACGGCGAGGAATCCGAACATTAATTCCTCACTTTGTGGGTTAATTAACCAATTGAATTGGCGCGTTAATTTTACTGTTGACACGTTATAGCCGGCCCAGTATTATGCGCCTCGTTGAAACAATTCCTCTGTAGTTCAGTCGGTAGAACGGCGGACTGTTAATCCGTATGTCACTGGTTCGAGTCCAGTCAGAGGAGCCAAATTTAGGGAAGCAGACGTTCACTGACGTCTGCTTTCTGCATTTATATCAACTGATTAACCCCTTCTTCAGGTTCACTCTCGTTTACTAAAAACCACTCGAAGCTATACCCTTTTGCTGGTAAAGCTGGTTCGATTTGCGTTTTACCAGCACGCGGAGGGAACCGTCATGTCACTGACTGATACTAAAGTAAAAAATGCCAGACCAGCGGAAAAGGCCGTCAAGCTCGCTGACGGGTTTGGCCTCTATCGATTCAAAATACTGGCAGTCAGGCTATCGCTTTAATGGCAAACAGAAGGTGTTTTCTATTGGGGTTTACCCTGCGGTTTCTCTTGCTGATGCCAGACAACGCCGTGACGAGGTCAAAAGGCTGCTGGATCAGGGGATTGACCCGAACGCAAAAAACAGGCTGATGAAAAAATCCTTCAGGAAAAGCGCGATAAAACCCGCTCGTTCCGTGTCGTCGCCAAAAGCTGATGCACCATAATTCTGCCTATGATATTGACGGAAATCTTTTCGCCTGCACCAGAAATTTATCTGCCATTTCCGCTACCGGCGTCAGACTGCCTGTATCAACCATTTTCACAAAATATTTCACGTCTAAAGTTCATTCTACTCCCTGCCCTTAATCTCTACGGCGTTATGTCTCAGAATTATTTGCCAAGTGCCTGCCAGTTTTTCACGTTTCATCAGACGCTGGTACATAGCCATTGCGGTAAGGTCACAGCATTTGACTTGTGCAATTACAGACAAAGTTGCGCCATGCCGGAGCAAAGTAGGAATTAGATCAAAACTTCAACGCTTTGTTGTTTTTGTCAGCAAACAAACGCGCAACCTTATTTCCCCCTTTGACAAGCCGATCGCACATCGTTACTATGCGCCCCGTTCACACGATTCCTCTGTAGTTCAGTCGGTAGAACGGCGGACTGTTAATCCGTATGTCACTGGTTCGAGTCCAGTCAGAGGAGCCAATTTAAAGAAAGCAGACGTTCACTGACGTCTGCTTTCTGCATTTATATCACCTGGTTATCCCCTTCTTCAGGTTCACCCTCGTTCGTTAAAAACCGCTCGAATCCACACTACTTTGCTGGTAAAAATGCTGGTAAAGCTGGTTCGATTTGCGTTTTACCAGCACGCGGAGGGAACCGTCATGTCACTTACTGATACTAAAGTAAAAAATGCCAGACCAGCGGAAAAAGCCGTCAAGCTCACTGATGGATTTGGTCTCTACCTTCTTGTGCATCCCAATGGTTCAAAATACTGGCAGTTAGGCTATCGCTTCGATGGTAAACAGAAAGTGTTTTCCATTGGTGTTTACCCTGCGGTTTCTCTTGCTGATGCCAGACAACGACGTGATGAAGCAAAAAAGCTGCTTGCGCAGGGAATCGATCCTAACGCTAAAAAACAGGCTGATGAAAAAGCTCTACAGGAAAAGCGGGATAAAACCCGTTCGTTCCGTGTCGTCGCCAGAAGCTGGTTTGCCACCAAAACAAAATGGTCAGAAGATTACGCCGATACGGTATGGAAGCGCCTTGAGACCTATGTATTCCCGGACATTGGCGACAGCAACGTTTCAGATCTGGATACAGGTGACTTGCTTGTTCCGGTTAAAAAAGCAGAAACGCTTGGCTATCTTGAAATTGCCATGCGGATCAAGCAATACATCACTGCCATCCTGCGTCACGCCGTCCAGCAAAAACTTATGCGCCATAATCCTGCTTACGATATGGAAGGTGCTGTGCAGAAACCAGAGACTGAGCACCGTCCAGCACTGGAGCTTGAAGAAATCCCCCTGCTACTTGAACGTATTGATGCCTACAAAGGCCGTGGACTTACCACACTGGCAATTAAACTCAATCTGTTGATTTTCATTCGTTCCAGTGAACTCCGCTATGCACGATGGTCAGAAATCGACTTCAACAGTAAGTTATGGGTGATACCAGAAAAACGTGAAGCGATTGAGCGCGTCAAATATTCCACGCGTGGCGCAAAAATGAAACGCCAGCACTTTGTTCCCCTCTGCAGGCAGGCTATTAAGATACTGAAAGAGATCCGTCAGCTTACCTATGAAGAAGGTAATGATGCGGGATTAGTTTTTACCGGCTGTTATGACTCATTCAAACCCATGAGTGAAAACACTATTAACAAGGCACTGCGTAAGATGGGCTATGACACCACGCAGGACATCTGCGGTCATGGTTTCCGCACGCTGGCATGTAGTGCTCTGATTGAATCAGGGCTATGGACTGAAGATGCGGTAGAACTCCAGATGAGCCATAAGGAAAGCAACAGCGTTCGTGCTGCCTATACCCATAAGGCCAAGCATCTTGAGCAGCGAAGGTTGATGCTACAGTGGTGGGCAGATTTTCTTGATGCAAACCGGGATGGGATGGTCAGGCCGTTTGAGTTTACTCAATAAGTAAGATTTAACTTTTTCGCAACTTTGAACTGATTAACTATGAGGTCTAAAAATTATATTAGAGAGCCGATACTAAAGAGTCATTAATCGCATAACATGGATTATCTTACACGCATAGCCCAGTCAAAATTGGATAGTCAATTAGCCGCGCATTCGATAACCAATTTAATAAAGCTAGATGGTTCTGATCTGGCTTGCACACAGAGAGAACCTGAGATATAACACTCTTATCCTTCTAATGTATTGTATCTTTGTGATTTTTTAATTTTGATATATATCAAGATAAAAATGAAAAAACATGAAGTTAACATAGCGCAAACCACAAAAACACACTCAATTAACAAATTTTGCTTTGGGAGGCTATTCATAAATGGATAAGGATTGGATTCTTCAAAATAAAGAAACTCGTCGTACTTTCTCTAGATCCACTTGGGTTCCTTTGAGAGCGGCAGAAAAGAAAGAAAAAGACAATGCTAAGTGTATTAACTACACCAGTGAGTTTTTTGGGTGTGGCTCTGTTGCGTTCTCCCCACAATATCGTGAAATCGCGGAGAAATTAAGTTGGAGCAACATTGGAATCAGTAGCACAATTGCACCTTACGCATACGAAGATGGAGCCTACTCCACTATTGAACAATATGAATATAATGATAAAGAACCTATTGGTATTCACTTAGTCTTAGAATTACCTCAACCAGTCGTTGGTGGGAGGCAATGGATCTTGAATCCTGATCTTATTGCGGCGCTTCGCTTGATTAAGGAGGGTAATAATTGGGTTAGGCCGGAGGAGAATTTTGAAGTCGTTGTGCGAGAAAATCTCGATGATAAAGGAGAGCAATGTCTTATCGAAATAAAAAGAGAATTTTTACTTGATTATTTAGCTGCCAGAAACCTAGCTTTACGGATCTCCTATTATCGTCAAAGAGTTGAAAATGTAGCTTCGCTTGAAACCAGTTCCTACGTAGGTTTAGAAAGTTATAAAGAAGAGCGAGATGGTGGTAATTATGAACTAATAATTCGTGATATCAATGATGTTTTTGGTGGAAGTTGGGCTATGTTTCGTACATGGCGAACAGACATAGATGCAGATGAAGATGCGCCAGTGATGGGGCCAGAAACCAATGAAAATACCGACTATGAAAGCTCTCGTGGGTACAGAGGCGGTTTTGAAGGTATCCGAGTAGAAGGAGAATTCTGGCGCGATGAATGGATAGATCACCAAGGAATTAGTACGCGTGTTAGGGGCGATTTGGATAAAAACCTACCCCAATTCATTGTTGAAACGGATGGCACACGTCTGGCATCATCTGCTCTAAATTGTGAAGAGATTGGTAGATGGCTATGGTTTCGATCAAGCATTATTAATGAGCTTCTTGGTTTTCGAGGTTTTTCCCTTAGCTGGTATACTGCAGAAACTGGTAACATACAATCCACCTCTGGATATTCTATTCACTTTGGAATAAATTCTTCTGATTTAATTACTGTTTACGCTTATGACATAGCACGACTTCCTGCATGGGAGCAACATATCTGGGCGGCACATAATATTGTCCCTGACGGGAAAGTCTCAAGCGAGTTATTTGACTCTCAGGTAAAAGCTCAGCCAGCTGCAACCTACGCTGTTGAGGAGATATTTTTCGACACTATGGACATGCTCGAAAGCGGTTTTCGTCAAGTATTTAATGTCCCACTTTTTACACATGACATTGACCGTTCCGAAGCGATGAAGCATATATCACGTTTCACAAGCAAGGATCTCACCTCTCTGTTGAGGTTAGCAAAAGAGATTGTTCGTATTTTCTCTGATAGGTTAGATGTTCGCGAACTTCGTAAACTTTCAACCCATTCGAATAAAGAAAAGCTAGGTTCAAATAAACTTCTTGAGGATATCTTGGCGCAAAAGGTAGGTGCTGAAAAAGCTCGTGAAATATTCGGTCCAATTGCAGGTGCCTATGATATGAGAGTAGGTGATGCTCATCCTACCAGTTCAAAGATAGGCGAAGCATTAAAGCTTGCAGGGATTGATGAGAACAGTTCATACTTAAGACAAGGTGAACAACTAATATCTAATTTGGGTCAATCAATATGGTGGGTTGGCAAGTTGCTGTTCCAGAGTGCTTGACGTGAGATACACAAAATGTTGGCATATAAAATATCTTATTTTGAATGTATCAATTTTACTTTCATACTGTAGATAACAAAGGAAATTAAGTTGATAAAGGGCCATATGGCCCTTAGTCATTTTTTATTAATAATGCGCTCTTCCTTATGTATCAAACTTATTGACGAATGCATTCATTAAATATACACAACTATTTATGTCATAAAATATTTTAATTTGAAATTATCTAATTGATTAGATATAAAGATATTATCGACATGCATATAACCTTCTGTAATTACTATAACAATGCTCGTTCTTACTACCACTACAACGTTGTTCATCATATTCAGCGATTAAAGTTCCAGATAAAAAACCATACCTTGCGTCATACATTGACCCCGGACAGGCACATGTCCCAGTGTCACTATTCGGTATTACACACTTATATCCAGATACTTGATCGGTTATTGTTATAAAAATACCTTTCAGGCCATCACCACTTGCTGTCTGCCATTTTCCATTAACACACGATAACACTCTACCTGTACTGTCTCGTCCCACCAGACCATTAGGCGTACATTTTGCGTTCAATGTTGCCTGACCATTCAAATGGAGATATTCACCTGCTTTGATTCTTCCAGTTGATTCAATTGCTCCGTTGGATTTTATTGTTCCGGCAGTTAGATTACCTGACGCGTAAATATTACCCACATTGTTCATATAGGCTTTAACTGTTTTCCCGGTTCCAACCCCAACCGTTCCAGATGCATACAAGTCATAGGTGCGAACACCACCAGCCCAGCCAGCAGGCAAATCGTTTGGATTAAGTCCGTTCGTCGCAATACGGCTACCAAACTTCGCCAGACCTGTTGTTGATAGCGTGTTCAGATAGGTATCGGATTTTACCTTGAGGTTGTTGTTGATATTTACAGGACCATTAAGGGTCGAGGTTCCACCCACAGTCAGATCTGATGCAACAGACGCATTACCCGTTGTCTTAAGTGCCCCGGTTGTTGTTGTCCCTGATGCAGTAATGTCTTTGATGTTTTTGATGCTCTTACCACCAAGATTCAGATCACCCGTCATCGGCAACGTTCCATCACGACGCAGATAAACAGAATACATTGAAGAGTTATACCCCACGCGGTAAGCCAGTAATCCACCACCCGTGATATTGCTGTAGCTGTTAGAGTTCTCACTCCACTGACCACCATAGCCAGAAGCGATCTTGGTGTTTCTGCTCATACCACCATCAACACCTGCCGCCTGAACCGCTTTACCTAACAGGTCATAACGAATACGACCACCTTCTTCCCACGGGCTGGCGGTTGTTATAAGGCCATTAATGACGTAATCCGGCGCTGTTCCTGAACGTTTTAACACAATTTTGTAAGATGCTTTTTGCGCGTTAGTTCCTGTATAGCCGACAGGCAACAGACCTTCATTAATTAAAGTCTGGTAAGTGATTTCACAACCAGCAGCCGAACAGGTTCTTGGCCCCGGATCGCTGCTTTGATTGTTGGATGATGACAGCGTTGAAATCTTGTCATAGCGAATACTGATATAGCGGTTAACCGCTTCTCCAAGCTGTTTAATCTGTGTTCCGACATTATCAGCCAATACCGCTTCCTGATTGTTTCTCATATCCTGAAACTTCATAAAAGCGATAAGTGTTCCAATACCTAAAACAATAGTCACTTCCAGTAAGGTAAATCCTTTTTTCTTTATCATAATTATCTCCCTGTTTTAGCAATAAGAAAGAAAAGGGCTTACGCCCTCTTCATTAAATAGACGTGAAAACTAATGTATTACTTGTGGCGTTATTACAGGCCGCTGCCGTAGCTGCCACATCGAGTGTTCCATCCGAAGCCTTCACAACTTTTGAACCCACTTTAGCGGTATAAAAGTTGCCTGCCGCCGCAGTGGTTATTTTCACACATTCCGCTGCTGGCACATTATCGTATGTAATAGTGAAAGAAGAGCCAGCCGCTGATGACGGCCCAGTTGCTGCCGCAGCCAGCGTCACATTACCTTTAAAGGCATTGATTGGTTTAGCTGCCGTTCCTGAGCCACTTAACATATTGTCAGGGAAGATTTTTGCCTGAACAGCCACAGTATTTGTTAAGCCAGTAAAGCTTGATGCCGATGTGTATAATGCTTTAACACCTGCCTGTATGGTGGCAATGTTATTGGATTCTGCCTGTGCTCTTTGTGAAGCCTGAACCTTGGGATACACGATAAAAGCCGCTACCACTAATGCAGCAATGATGCCTAATACAAGCAATAGTTCGAGTAGTGAGAAACCTTTCTTACTTTTTCTTTTGTTATTTAATAAAACCATTATTATCTCCTTTTTTGTTTTAATGATAACTCCTGTTATAACGCTTCTCTCATATCTGGCAATAGAAATAACAAGATATATTTAACTCTATCTGACAGACGGATGAATTAAAAAAGGCAAAGATTTCTCTTTGCCTTCCGGGAGATTTAAAAACAATATTTGTTATCACTACTATCATTATTACTTTCTCATGGGATATTAATCATATCTGATGAAAAAATAATAATAACGTCTACTGCATAAAGATAAAAATTAACAGATAACTGGTCGAACAGAACGCATGATTGATTGAAAAGGAAAAAATATGTATTAATAAAGGATTATCCTGCGCTCTGTTCTTTTATATAGATAACAGATATTAATTAGATATCAACCCCTGTCATGAAATTTATTTAATCTTTTTTATTTTTGTCTGCCATCCATTTGAGCAAGAAACCATCTCCCTGCTTTTATATATTTGATTCTTTCAATATCATTCAACTGAGGAGCAGAAAGTAAAATACCCATAACAAGTTCTTTATCCACCTGTTCGATGCCACAATTCATAACCTTAGCCACTTCCGCGCCAAGAATAATTTTTAGCCTTGTTTCAACTTTCTTTTTCTCTGATTTCTCCATTGACTTTAAACGGTTAAGTTCAAGTTGAGCAAATGCCACCTTTTGCTTTAATGTTTTTTCTGTTCTTGATCTTTTACTTTCATCACTCATACAACATTATCCCTACCCCAAAAATAGCCAAATACTTCATCCACGCCTTTCATGGCGAGAACATCACTGAACAGCAAAATAGACGTTGCCAGATTTCCCGCTTCATCTGAGGGTATAGAACTAAAGAACTCCATCACCTCATCTTCCTCATGGTATCGTGTCATCGCATCAACTTTTATTTGCCATTCACCAATAGCAAAGAACGCTGCTTCAAAGCAGAACTGAAATCTCTCCATATCAGGACCAAAATGATTCGTTATTCCTTCTTTATATTTCGTAATGAAAATTTCAGTAATCTTTTCATTACTGTTCTGAAGAATACGAGTATCAATAGTAAAAACATAGGCCAGTTGTGCATTCATTTTTTATCTCCTTAAGTTATTGAATATTATATTTAGTTATCACCAATATAGAGATACGTCAAATATACACATATAATAAAATTGATATTGTGAATGTTTCGCCACCAGAATTCCGCTTGCACACTAATTTAATACAGCGGTATACTTCCAATATATCATTGTTATCTTGGGGAACATATGAAGAATGACACTTCCGAATTGAGCAACCTGCCAACAGCCTTTGTAAAAAAGTTACAAAACTATGATGAGCTTAAAAAACGTCAGGATGAATCAGAGAAATCATATGCTTTAATTGTGATAGGCATTTTAGCTCTCATATGTTTGGCTTTAGGTATAGCAAAGACAGACTCAGAAGATTGGTTCTCTCAATGGCAATTTACGTGCATACTATTATCAATAATTTTTTCTACATTATGGTTAGGTGTATTTATTGAAAGAACATTGATTTTTAAGGTGCTATGGAACTCAATAATTACAAAATGTATTACCTCTATAGCCATCTCAGGGTTAATTATTTTTTGCACCGCAAAATCATCCGCACTTCTAAATGGTGTATTTGGGATTGACTCATCATCGTTTCCTTATACACGATCTTTTTTAACAGGTTTTTTATTTTTAAAATACATTAACCCTATCCTATCATTTATTTTAATCACACTCTTTGCTATTCATATAATAAAAATAGCCTATTATTTAATTAAACATGAAAATTTCCATTTCCCTCCTATAAGTTCATTCGCAACTGTTGTTTTTACTTTTTTGATTTTTATATTCATTTTATCTTGGCAAAATAGTTATTTTAGCGAGAAAAATCTTCCAGTAAAAACCTATGCTCTTGCTCACCTTTTAGACTTTAGTATAAATCATCATTGCATTAACCTTGATACAGAAAAAGTAAGTGTTGTTTTTATTGGTTCATCCCAAGATAAGGTGCTCATAGATGATTCTGACATATATATAAATAGTATAGAGTCCTTTTTAAAAGGGAACTCTTCATCCTTCTTTATGAAGGATGATTATAATTTTAAAATCAAACAGTGTGTATACAATTAAAAAATAATCACATGGTAAAATGTAAAGGTGCAACACACATGATAGTAATCACTAACCAAAAACATCTGGCACTCTTCGCGTTACTTATTTTTGCACATTCGTGTTTTTATTTTCACCTGTCAATTTTAAACTCTATTTTCTAACCTCAACCTGTGAATTGTGCAACACATAACACTCTCTGTTTTGTCTGCTATTTCCATCAAATTTAGCTATCCCGCCTTACGGCGGGAAAAATTAATACTCCTTTTGCCCTTACGGGCCTTTTCTTTACTATTTTGTCCTTCAGATGTGAAACCTACACCTTTAATCCAGTTTGCGCCGCTTAATCCGGCGTTTTATTTTACAACATTCAGTATATTTCGTATTAATTAGCTAAGGGGGAGTTTTTACATTGGCTTATTTTTTTAAAGACAATGCCCACCTATACACTGCTACGCAGTGTGTGGGGTCTACCGACGGTTGCTGCCGCAGGCTAAAAGCAAAACCAAGGTCAAGGTCAAGGTCAAGGTCAAGGTCAACCCCGAAGTTTTTCTTGCGAAAAACTAACAGCAGCATTTATATTTGAGGTTATATTTTTATATGGCGATTTTTCATCTGGATTTTAAAATTGTGAAACGAAGCGAAGGCATGACTTCCGTTGCGAAAGCTGCCTACCATGCCCGTACACGTATTACAGATGATCGCATTGGACAGGTTTTCGATTTCAGCCACAGAACAGATCTACATGGTCATATTATATTGGCACCCGTTTCTGCACCTGCTCATATTGTTGAAAGCTCCTCAGCACTATGGAACGAAGTTGAAAGAGTGGAACGCCAAAACAACGGACAAACAGCCCGTTATTTTGATGTCGCTATCCCTGTAGAACTCAACAATGATGACAAGAAAAAATTAGTTGCCGAATACTGCCAGAAAAACTTTGTCGATAAGGGGATGATAGCTGATATCGCGTTCCATGATTTAGACAGTAATAATCCCCATGCTCACGTTATGTTAACCCTGAAAACTATCACCACTGCTGGCTTCGGTAAAAAAGACAGAAGCTGGAATGATAAGAAGATGGTTGTTCAGTGGCGTGAGTCGTGGGCCACAATGTCAAACAGCTACCTTGAAGCTATTGGAAGCGAAGAACGTATCGATCATCGTTCTCTCAGAACTCAATGTGCTGATGCTCTTGCCCAAGCAGAAGAAGCATTCAGCAATGAAGAGAAAGCATTCTGGATTGCTAAGGCAACGGAAACCAATCGTCCAGCAATGCAACGTGTTCATCGTGCCAAATGGAATGACACCGAGTCACAGGAACAGCGAGCTACAGAACAAGCTTTACGTGATCAGCAAATAGAGGAAGCGAAGAAGGTCTACAACATATTCAGTGAGCTACCACTGGAGATCGTGGTTGATGTCAAAAGCTTTACGATATCTGTTCTTCCTGAACCACAAGAGATTGTTCTTCCAGACTACCCGGCAACAAAAGAACCGCAGCCTGTTATGACGATACCAGCGATAAGCAGAAGACCAGCAGCAAAGTCTTATCGTGATCCCAATAAGATCAGCAAAGTTGGTGCTGCAGGGAAGAAATCCCCTGTTCTGGTTGTTCCTGAACCGAATAAATCCACTAAACTGAAAACACCTTCTTCTCGAAACACCAGAGCAAAGAACCGTGCTCCCATGAACAATAGAAAGCAAGTTAAACCACGCCAGAATGGTATGTTTAAGCGTTTCACACTACTGGTAGTAGGATATATAAGAGAGAGATTTGTGTGGGCCAGAAGGAAAACTGATACCACTGATGCTGACCATGACAAGCGTATCGCAGAGAACTATATCTATGATGAAGTGCTGGGTGTCAATGTTCCACGCTCAGAGTTTGAAAGACGCGCTAAGTTTAACAATGAGCAGACATCATCAAAAGCAGGAGTCTATGGCAATGAATCAGATCATGACAAGACCGTTCGTTTTCCAAGCCGTCCGAATCAGGAACAACCGGCAGCTAATAGAAACATGGATCTCACACCTTCAATACCGCCAGAACACATGAGGCAGAGTAGTTCTCCAAAACTGAGTCCACCGAGCCATAAGAGACACTAAATATAGAACATACTTTTTAATGTTATAAGTATCGTATATATTAAATGCTCAGCAAATCATGTGATTAGGGAGTTGATCTTGCCAACCATTAACGAAATAAAAGAAGAAGCAGTTAAGTTTCGTAGATTAATTGAAAGTTGTGATAAAAAGAACACCAGTCTTGTTATAGACTGTTTTCCTGTTATGAGTTGTAAGCTTACTTCAATGCTTCTTTCTTACCATTTTCTGACACTATGGCCTGAACTTGAGCTAAAAGGAGTTAGCGCAGCTACCGGAAAAAATAGCCAAATAACTCATTATTGGCTTGAGATAGATAACATCGTAGTTGATATAACAGGCGATCAATATAACATTATTGATGATAAAGAGCTAAATAATAAAATTATAAAAAATAGACCATATCCTTCTATACATGTCGTGCACACAGAAAAAAGTTATCTCTATAATTTATTTAAAATTCGAGAAAAAGAACCTCTAGTGTGTGGATTTCCAACAATTGGTGAAGATTTTATTGAAAAAATGGAACTTGGATATAATCAACTATTCAACAGGAAAGAATGCAATAATAGTTAAAATATTGTATTTTACTGGTATGTATCAGTATACTTAGGAGTATATCATGACAATGGAAATACTTACAGCTATTCTTGTTTTCATTACAGGAATTTATGCATATTTGACATACCAAATGTCAAAAATTAGTGAGCGCTCAGTTCAGATAATGAATGAACAAACCGAGGCAATGTCTCGTCCCTATATAGTTATTCAACCAATTGTAAGACCTCACTCACCATGTCTATATCTTAAAATTTACAATAGCGGTAAAACGCCAGCCTTGAATGTAAGATTAGAATTAGATAAAGATTTTTATCAATTTGATGAACCAAATAGAAACCTAAAAAATACAAGTGCTTTCACTTCAACTTTTGATAGTTTCGCCCCCAGTCAAGAGTTATTTTTCGCTCTCGGTCAAGGCTGGATTATTTTTGGAGAATCAAAAAACTCTTTACCACAAAAATTTACAATAACTGCAACATATAGCTATATGGATAAAGAAATCGTTGAAAAAAACAATATAGACTTAAGTCCTTTTATGCAAAGTGAAGGCGAGAGAAACCCTATTGTCGAAGAGCTTGAAAGAATAAGAAAAACTCAAGAGAAATTGATAAAAGAATCTAATAAATAGAGATATTGAAGTATATTCATCACATTAAATAATATGTAATTAAGATGAGGGTGGTATTTCACCCTCATATGCCCCCAGATCTGACTTTCTACAGAGCAACAGGGACATTTAACGATCTGGTATTAGTTAGCTTTCCAACCATTACTGGTTTTAAAGAGATTCATTGCGCCATCAGCAGGTTCATTCATCCCTTTAACGTTGGCGAACGCCTTTTTGTCAATCCAGCCCGGAACGTCAACCAGCTTCCATGTATATGACACGCGAACAACCTTCTGACCGCCGTTACCCGGTTCCGTCCATTCCTTGATCTCGTCAACAGCACGACGACCAACACAGGCGCCGTCTGCTGTGCTCCAGACTTTGGCTTTTTTGCCTTCCTCTGTTATCCCTAATACGTTCGAGTCATAGCCCTGTTCAAAAACCATCAGGCCCTGCTCAATAAAACCGTCGAGGATCACTGAATTGGTCCCTGTGCCAGTCGAATCAAGCCGTGGCTTGGCAAGACGGATGGGGAAGCTGGTGTTATTGTTATCCAGCGAGAAGCAGTATCTGGTCTGCCCGATCTTGGCATTGATCGCTTTCTCAAAATCGCCTTTCTCACCACATCCCGCCAGTGCCAGAGCTGCGCCAGCAACGAGTAAAATCTTCTTCATCTGCGTATCCATCCTGATTATTAAAAATGTTGCCATGTGTTGATGCTTTTCTGGTTAGCTGTAGTGTTTCTGCGTGTTCAGACAGATATGACACAACAAAACCAACGTCTAACCAATTGATAGGATTAAATTCTTTTTGAGACTCGTCATATCGTTTAAAACGATCAAAAACAATCTCATGATAGTTATAAGCTATTATAATTCAATATTCGATCGTTTATGACAATTGATCACCGATCGATAACGCATCTTTAATCGTTAAAATCTATTAATAATCAATTATCGATCTTTTATATCGATCATATTTTTACAGTCTGATAGACTTGAGAGACGGGGACAAGAGCCTCAGTCGCAGCGCCATAAGAGGCAGAAACTCCTTAGAGTTCTGTGAACAGGCCAAGCCCCTTTAACTCATTTACATGGAGGAAGTAAGAGTGGAAGCAGCAGGTATCGTATTTTTAGTAGTGCTCTTCGTCGTTATCATGACCGCAGTAGATATACAGAAGAAAAAGCACTACAACAACTTCACGGAAGTTCTGGACGGAGACATTTTATCTTATGAATGTCAGCGAACAGGGATCGTCATAGATACCAAACAGCGCACAGTTCGTTTTTGCGATAAAGAAAGAGACAAGACATATTCTTATGACAATATCAGAGAGATCAATTATACGCTTTCTGACGCTGGGAAATTTTACGGTAATGGAACATTGAGAGGTATGAATAATGCTGCTATCGCTAACGGAAGAGAACAGCTTTTAGCTAATCAACGCTCAGGTATTAATATCTTAACCGATGATATTAAAAACCCTATGTGGAAAATTAATGTTCCCTTAAAGAATAAAACCACTTCAAACCAAGAACTGTGCGAACGTTGGCTTCTTGTTTTTAAACGATATGTTTTTTAATCTGTTATTTTTAATTATTATATACCTACGGGACTAAAATGAAAAAAATGTTTATTGCTGTATTGGCTATTGTTCCCCTTTCCAGTTGCACCGTACATGGTAATAAATCTCTTACAGATGAAAATCATCAGACGGTAAAGCTAAAAATCGTCAAAGGAAAAACTACCCAACAAGAGATCCTCACCGCGTTCGGAGAACCACAGACACGCGCCACAAATGATGGACAAGAGATGTGGAGCTACTCCAGTATGACGGGAGAAAGCCAGTTATCTAACTATATTCCCGGCCTTGCTTTACTGACCAGTAGCAGTACAGTACACATTAAATCTTTGGATATCTGGTTTAAGGGAGATGTTGTGGATAAATATAACTTTAGTCAGACAGCCAGTAAGACTTCACGTGGTTTGATGGATTGATAATACATATTATAGCAAAATCGGGAGCTGCTACGGATGAACTCCCGATTTTATTTCATGATGATGATATATTATTTGACTTATATCAATCAGATTCTAAGCAAATTACAAAACAAACACTTCTTGTATATTACTAAGCGTCTTAGCTCCTATGCCTTTTATGCTTTTTAAAATATCCAGATCAAGCTTGCCTTCACGAACTCGTGCTTTAACAATTTCTTTAGCGATTGTTCTATTTATATTTAACAATGCTTCCAGTTCATCTAAAGTAGCTTTATTGATATCAGGCTTAGATACAGAGGTTTTGGTATTTGACATATACTCAAGCAAATCCGCCACTACTAAATACATGTGAAATACTGATTTTACAGCTTCAATCCGATCTAACTCGGCATGAACACCTTTATTTGTTAACTTATTAACCTTATCCAGCCATGATCCAAGAAAATCTATATGTGCTTTGGCAAGGTCTTTGTTACTTTCAGATTGTATAGCACCATCCATAAATGCCCAAAGGCGGTTTACGTATTGACCTTGCCCAACAGCCCGACCATTAAATTTTTCCTTCGATGCAGGGTAAAGTTCATCAGCCAACCCTTCTAGAAGCCTACGACATGTAGTTAAAGCTTGAGACCATTCTTCTTCTTTATCTGAAGAAATAGCTTTAAATGCCAACATTAGTTGTTCTGCGATCACTGGATTTAGATCTAATAATTTATCATCAACAGCATTTTTCAATACATCAAAACAGTTGCTGACAGTACCTGAAAATTTTAGCTGATTATATATTTGCGATGCTAATTCATGTGCTTTTTTTCTAACATAATTGATATGTTGATTTAAACTATTCTTATAATACGTTCCGTCATTGCCTTGTTTTTTTCTTACAAGATCGGCATATTTTTCTTCAATAAACCCAATGTTATTATATCCACCACCACTTTCAATATTTTTTAATGTGAGTTCTTCATCTGAATAATGTATATTAGCCTTAACTCCTAATTTGGCAAGTTCTTGTATTCGTTTGTCTAAATTTTCTTGGAAAGATTTATTTTTTGTATTTTCAGCCTCAATAACAAACTTAAGCAATTCTGTTATTGGCTTTGTATATTTAGTTTCACCCAACTGAATTGCACACCATATTTTTGTATCTTCATCATTAATGATATCTGCGGTCCTTTGGAGCTTTTGTATAGCCGATAACAAAGAGCCTTTTGGGGACTCAAGTTCTTTAAGCGTTTCCTCAATAAGCTGTAGTGCTACTTTTTTATGCGGCATGTGAATCATCCTTCGACTTATAGTTTCGTAATCATTAAGTGGTAGATTATTGCTTTTAAACTAAAAATGAAACTCTGGTGGCTCAGACATTTTGATGTTGCCAATACGTATGGGCAGCTCGCTATCTTGCTGGCACAACTTCTTAATGTATTGCCATTCCGCTTTTTCAGACTCCATGTGAGCAGCGAGCGAATCAAATGCACCTTCGGCTACGACGATGGTAGGTTCTTCCTCTGTATCATTGCCAGTCGACTCCGCGTTTGGATTTTCAGCGCGTTCTTCTTCCAGTTCAGCCAGACTCGCTTTCAGCTCATCAAGACTGCTGGCGGCGTCTTTTGGTGCATAGAAGAACAGCCCGCTAATGAAGATGGCTTCCATAACCTCACTGAAAGAAAACGAGGTATCGCCATAAACGAAGCAACTGTGCTTGGAACTCTTCACACCCGATACGTTTTTCTTCAGCAAACCGTCTTTCGGTGAAGTCATCAATGTCTGTTTGCTATAGAGGATTACAGGCAGATTCTTTATCTCGTGAACATCACCACTGATGCTCCAGCGTTCTTTATCACCTTTAATGAAGCCAGAAGCCTCACAGCCACTTTCAATCTCAAATTCATCGGTCAGAACGCGTTCCCGGTTTAAATAGTCAGAAAAATCCTCTCCATCCTGCATGTCCTGACGTTTATAAGCGCGGTAAACCATGCTACGGCGATCAATCCCAATCCATTCAATATCCCATGTCGTTGGCCCGGACGGTTTTCTTACCTCATCTATATAAGCACCAACATCTCTGTCCAGATAAGCTGCTAACAGTGCTTTCCACGGTTCTATTGCCAGAAAGATACTTGCCAGCGTTGTTCCTTCTTCAATCAGAACGGTATGGTGGAAGAAACGGAGAAGAAAGAAGGGATCGGTATTGGCTATCGCGTTCTGGATGGATAGCAACGGAACAGCCGAGGTTTCATCGTAATCGGACTGAAACCGCAGTATTGCATCGGAACAGAAAATTAATTTACCTTCCATCGCTCACCGCCCCCTGACGCTATCAGACAACGCATTTTACCAGAACACTGCCACTTATCGCATTTTACTTTTTACTGGTTCATATTCATTGATATGTTCCTTAAAGATGCTTATCGCTTTTGGCAATGACTTGTTAAGTAATCCATTAATTTCCTGAGATGTTTTTCCGTTTCTGACTACCACGATATATCCAAGAGTTAGATCCAGTCTTATCATCGAATTTAATGGCTCGATACCTATACTAATACCCGTGTTTTTACACTTAGCAACCGGATATCCAAGTGAATCATGGATTACAATATTACCGCTATCTGCATGCCTTGATAACAATCTGTCATTGTATATCGCCTTTCTTAAATCCTGTAAAACAGGGACATAATATTTATCCATGTTTCCTGTTAAAACTGTAGGTCTGTAGATTTTTGTTTTTATTTTCCGCATGATATTTTTCCTGTTATTATTTTTATTTAATACCATGCAACCAGTCGTAATATCAAAAATATTTATGATATTTTGATAAATATTTTATAACATCTGTGATTTTATAGTTTTTTCACTCATCTGTGTGAGTTCTGAAACCAAGCGAATATAAATATTTTTCAGCCTGTCTTTATCACAACGACTTACAGACTCTGATAATAGATAATGACTATAATTATTGACACAAATGTTGTTGCCGTTTTCAAGAGTTAATTTCAATCCAAGTTCTGTATCTTCTACTTTGCTTACAATAGAGATCATGAATGGTTTTTTGTCATGTGGATGGATGAGAGTGATCATTTTAATATTGTTCATTGTATTTTCCTTTTATTATTTTATTACTGGTTAATACTCTATCGCAAGCGTAAAAATCAAATATATTTTCATTTATTCATGATTTTACTTCTTGTTAATAAACTCCTTTTGAAAAGATCTTTATCTCTGTGCTTACGCACGGCTACGCCCTAACACTGACATTTTGTATTTGATTTTACTACTATGAGGTAATAAGCAAGTGTATTCGGTCATAGCCAGATCTATTTTCCTTTAAAATTTCAATTCGGATCCTATGTTTAAACATAGCATTCCCCCTCTGACATATAGCATTTGCTCTTAAATGTATAGGAAAACTATATCTTCAGTAGCAGCACTTCGTGATTGTTGCCAACAATCACTTTGCTGTGAGGAGCTTGTCTCCGATAATGATGGATTTATCCAAACAAAAGATCGCGTCGAAGACGCATATAAAGAAAAAGGAATATTAATTAAGCTCTCACAATAAAAAGCAGCGGTTCGTGATTGTTCCACACAATCACTTCGCTGTAATAACATAGTCGGAAAAATAAAAAGATAACACCACTGGTGCCATTTTCATAAGGCACTAATAAACTTCTTAGTAAAACGTTCCTGAACAGAACAATTAAGAAAGATTTTAACACTTCTCATTTTCGTCCATGAAATCCTCCAGCGCCATTCATAAAATAATAGGTGCCATTTATCCGGCACACTCCCCGTTAAGGTTATTAAACATATTATAGTATTAAGGAAGCATAACCCATTATATTTAAAAGAGATTTTACAGAAAAAGTTTCCTGTACGGAAATTTAAGTTTCTTCTATGGAAACCGAAGTTTCCTGTACAGAAACCAAAGTTTCTTCCGTGGAAACTTTCAATAGTTAAAATCCGCAAGCAAGCAGTGGACGCTATTTCGCAAAAGTGTATTATTTTTCTTTTTTTCACATTTATTTTTGACAAAAACACATGCTGCATTATATATAAAGGAAACAACAATAATAAAAAGGGAAAACTATGAGCATTGATTACAACACAATAATGACATCCAGCAGTGAACAAGTGGAAGATTATATCAACAAAAATGATTTTACCGATAAACAGAAACTAGAGATTTACAGTTTTTATAACAGAAACCGAAAAGATAAAATAACCGTCAATGTTAAAAAGGAACGAAGTTCTGATATACAGCTGGGAATAGCCTATGTTCATGCTTTTGTCGATAATCTGGAAAAGCTCGGTAAAAATATGTCTGGTGCTGAATACACAATAATGATCCGTTTGTGTAAACTCATGCAGCATGGGAATCTGATAGCCAGTATATCTCAGTCGGCACTCGCAGAAGAGCTTGGTATGAGCAAATCTAATGTGTGCAAATGCTGGAAAAAACTTATCAATAAAGGCATTCTTATTCAAGACGGTAAACACACTTTAATAAACGCCAATCTATTTCTGAAAGGCCAATACAGAACATTAAATCCAACAAGGAAAGAATATGTTCAGAAGTCGCTGAGAACAACCAGTGAAGGCATCGAGGACGTATTCGTCACCGTTTATAAAGATAGGATATTTAAAAACCACGAAGAGAAATCAATCAATAAAGAAGATGATAAACCTTTGCTTTCCACGCCCGATGAGGATATTGATTGGGACTCTTTTTCAGAAGACAACATATTTGATGATTATTCTCAAGAAGATGAGTTTGATGAAGAAGAAAACATATAAAACCTTTGTCTATATATTATACCATTTGACACCTGAACCATATCTCGTAATATAAATATACCCACTATTTTATCTACGAGGTTTTATATGAGAAAAGTAAAAACAGACAACAGTGATTTAATCGAATATTTAGATACAGTAAAAGAACTAAAAAACCATATTTCGATAGAAGAATACAGAAATGAATATAGCAAACTGCGTTCTGATGATATTCCATTGGTTAAGTCTCAGAAATTTAAATCTGCACATACCGAACTTCGCAGACTTGAAAAGAAGAGGGAATCTCTTATTGAATACTTTATTGATGAACTTAACCCAATAAGCAGTTCAAAAGCTAACACATCTGCCAGATCATCAGGTAATCTCGATTTATTTAACGAACGCGTGTTATACCGTAAGGCGATTTCAGAAAAGAGTGATGAAGAAATAGTAGCCTTAGTCATAAAACGACGCACAGAAGCCGCTGTTGACTTCCAGCGTTCAATTGAACAGAGTCTTGAGCAATTATCAACCATAGCCTCAACCATTGAACAGCAGCAAAACAAAGCTCGCCGCAGAATAGCACCTTAATCATCCGGTGATCAGCCCCAAGAAGGGGCAGATAGACATCAGAACATATCAACATATTGATTCCGCCAGAACAGTGTAATGCATTTTGGCTAATGCCTGCTTAACTTCTTTAAAATCCACTTCAGACAGTTTTTCAGCAGCATTCTTTTTCCATGCTTTTTTCAGAAGATGCTTCTCAGCATTCCTCATTGCCAGATCGATTAGCCTACAGACAAACTCATGATCCATTACATGCGTCATAATCATATTACTGGTTGTTTTATCCTTTGAGTTAAAAAGCTCCGCATAGATATGCAAGGACACAACATAAAAGATTTCAGTAGTTTTATTTTTAAATGTATTCATTGGCTTTTCCTTTTGGTTAATATTAAAAATGAAATGCTGTAGTATTAGCGGTATACACACTTATAGATAATCCAAAGCTGACGAAGATGTTGCTTTACCTTACAGTGACTTACTTCTCCATAAATCCGATTCCTTTTGCCTTCTTCGGTGTCATCATAAAAATAATATCTCGTTTTTTTAATGATACTTTCCATAATGTCATTCATATTGTATTTATTGTTGAGAAAATAATAAAAATCATCTGGTGCATTCCTCCGCAATCCGTCCATATAGTTCCTGAAATAACATTCGGCTTGTTCAATAAACTGTTTTGTTGTAATAAGTTCTATCTTCATGTTTTTCTCCATTATTGTTTAGGGTAATAAGATGCCCTGTACGAACAGATATCTGTTCGACACGAGATCCTATTTCTGTTTTTATGCTGCGTTCTGGCGTGAGTTTCGAATAGTCGCTTCAATCCATTCATCAATCTCACTTTCAATGAATGCCACTGCTCTTATCCCTGTTTTCACCTGAGATGGAAAACGCCCGGCCTTAATCAGTTCGTAAATCCACGTTTTACCAAATCCGGTGCGTTTTATTACTTCTGGCAAACGGATAAACGTTGTCTTTGCTTTTATTTCTCTTTTAACCAT